CTATGCCTTGATGCCGAGCGATACCAAGGTTGGCACAAGATCGTCGAGAATTTTGGTTTTCAGGATTACCACAGATGCACCCGCACTCTTGGCTTTATCCCATATTTCATCCTCGCTGTAGCCGGTCTCGGCGATAATCGGAATGTGTGCCAGCCGTCTGCTGCCCTTTACACTGCGCATGAATTCAAAGCCGTATTCCATATTGGACATGCGCCCGAACCGTTCCGGGAGTCCGATGTCGGATACAATCGCGTCATAATCATTTTTCATAAGCAGATCGAGTGCATCGGTTGTGTTTTCTGCGCTATCGCAATGATAGCCGCCCATTTCAAGGATATCCTTGATTGTTTCGAGCATAGCGGAATCATCCTCGACGATTAAAATTGTAGCCATTTTATTCCTTTTAAATTTTTTGTATCGGGTTATCGACGCCCGGGAGCGCCGAAGTGTCTTTGTCCGTATCTGCGTGTTGCGTCCCAGCTTTGCGCGGTCTCCCAAAGAACCGCCAGCCCGTTGTGTTTCCGTTTGTCTATGGCGAGTTTTATTTCCAAGGCATCGGAAACCGTGGATTTGTTTTTCCCTACCATCCCGGCCAGCACTGCCATAGTCGGTCTTTCAAAGTGGAATTCCCGTTCCCGTGAATTGCATTCACAATACGTTTTGTATTGGGATTCTATCCAAATTTCCAGACCGCTTTCCAATGCAGCAACGGTATCAAGCCCTCGACCAATTTTCGGCTTCGGTCGTTCAACGGGATGTTCCCGACCGCCAAGTTGCTCTTCCATGTATGCGTAATCAATGTACCATTGGTCGGCGGCAATGCCGACAACGTCATAGACGCTGAATACGCGGTTGCGAAAGACCTCCGAATTTTCCATCCGGCTCGAACCGCAAATAAGCAGAGGCGTATCTGTATTTGGCAATTGGCTGAACACGGCATTGGAATCCCGGTTAAGGTATGGCGTGAAATAGATGTCCCGACGCCGCTGGGCAATCGGTGTGTCCGACGAGCCGACCTTCCATAATCTTTCCGGCAGAATATTCACCACGTCGCCCTTGCATGGGAATGCCTTGCGAAGCTCCTTGGTAAACGCACAGGGCGAAAACTGCCATCCGATCAAGTCGGCATGACGCACGGTCTGCTTCTGCCCGGTAAGACGGCACCGGACATAAAACTCCGGGTTGCCGTCATTGCCGAGACGCTTGAACACATTTTCCGTATGTCCCTCGCCGCATGGACAGCGCATATAGTCGTATTTCTTTGTGCCAGTCAGAATCCCGTCCCGTTTCCAGCACGGCGAAATGAATTCAAGGTCATCCGCCGACCATTCCGGTGACATCAGGTTGAGCCGTTCCGAAAATAACTGGACATCCGTCATGCGGCGATTTTCCATTCTTTCAGAGCATTATTCAGCGGACTCTGAACCTTTACATTCAGGCTCGGTACATTGCTCCGGTCGCAGAAAACTTCCAGCGTTTGATGTCTTGACCGGCCATAAGACTTATCAAGGAGGATTTTAATCCGCACATAGAAAATGTCCATGGTTGAAAAAGGAATATTGCCGAAACGTGCCGCATAGTCTATTTTCTCTTGAAGTCTGCCGTCCTCGTCTTCAAACGTTGCCCGGCCGGTCCGCGTTCCATTTATGCCAAAGCCAATTGCTGTGATCTCCGCCGCCTCAATATCCCAAAGCTGGTCAAGCGGCAGTTTGATGTCGCCATTGCGGAACTGGTCAAGCAGAAAAGCAAGTTTTTCGGTTTCCAAGTCGGTGATGGAAGTGTTCCGCATAAAATGCGCCCAGATACGGCACAGGCGTATTTTATGGTCGCGGACACCGGCGGCTTTCACTTTCAGCGTTTTATCTTCCCAGTTGTACAGCATGGCAATCTCAAAGGAGCCGCGATGGACTTCCGCAGACAGGTCGCCATCGTGAGTCCACTGCTCCTCGGTATGCGGATGGTCGTTCAAGGAAATGAGGAAACATTCCTCCTTGGTAGCCTGCCGCCGAAGCGGCGTATGGCAACGACAGAAGCATCCGCGTCCTTCCATGAGATAGATGTATTTACTGATTTCCTGTTCCATGAGGTGGATTTTCTCCTCGGTATATTCGCCCGGACCGTCACCGGCGGAGTCTATTTTCTGATAGAACCATTGGACGCGCGATTTCGCATCGGCGGCTCCCCAGAGCAACAGTTCGTTCCATGCATCGCGGTCATTGAGGAAAAGCCAGAGAGCCTTGTCATTATCCGTCCAATCGGCAAAGCCCTCGGGGGTTTTCAGCTTACGTTCCGTGATTTGATCGTGAATCGTGACAGCACTTGCGGGATTCTCAAAAACGTCAAAAATCTCGTTGCTATACATATCCAGCCTGTCATGGGCTTCCTTATCAAGAGCAAGGAAGGCACTGTACAGGGCGTCGACGTTCTTGACAAGCACCTTCTTCCAATCGACGATCAGTTCCGGTGCGGTTTGAGTGATGAAATCCTGCAGAAGCGAACGGTTGACGCTACGGCAAAAACGCTTGAAATGGTAATTAGTGCTGCTCACGTTAAAGTCTCCTATATTGTTGTTTATCGTTGCACTAAACGCTTAACAGAAAAGGCAAAAAAAAGGACTCAGAACAGGGTTGGCTGCGCTTCCTCCAGTTCAAGAAGTTTCATGTTACTAAGCCGAATCTGCATGGCATACGGCGATACCTCAAAAATGTTCGCAAATTCAATGGAAATAGAATCGCGCACGTCTTTCGGATCTTTCCCTTGTTCTTCCGCTTTCGTCATAATCTCATCGTGGACGTTTTGCGGTCCGGCATCCTCACCAAACTGGTTTCGCCACTCGTTCAAAATGAATTCTGTCGGCATAAGCAAGTATCCGGCTCCGATGTCGGCTTGAAGTTCCCGGCGATCCTTCTTGCTGGAACGGCACAAGACAACCTGTCTCCGATTTCCAATAAGAAGCGGCGTCTGCTCAAGATGTTCAAGCAGAACATGCTTGTGCAAAACGAGGTGCATTGCTTCATGCGCCAAGGTAAAATTGAAACGACCGAGATTCAACGGATTCACATCGGGCCATAACGTTTTTTCAACCTCAACAACAAAGGAACCGTCATCCGCCACAAGGAAACGGGCCAGACAGTCGGTTTTGTGGGTTTGTCCGATTATATCGGCCGGCATGTATTCAATATCCAGATGGGCGCTCATAATCCTATCAATGGGTACAACCGGTCCGGTGACCTTCTGGTTGAATCTCTTTTCATAGTCGGAAATCAGGTTCAGAGTGGCTGCTTCTATTTCCTTATTGGAAATATATGGTTCATTGACGATTCCCATCGCCGCCTCCGTTCTGCGCCTTCGATTCCTTGTCAGCCTGCATTTTTGCTTCCAGTTTTGCGTACTCGTTCAGGCGCTCCATGGCATCCTCGGACAAACCGCTTGCCGTCCGGAGAAAAAGCGCCATTGCCTTGGGACGCTGAAAAATGCAGTCATTCAAATCGGGATCGACGCGCTTTGCCAGCGCAAGCAATTCATCCGCATCGGCTTCAAGCAGTTGAGCAATGATCTTGATTTTTTCGACGCCAATAGAAAACTCACCGCCCTCAACCTTGCAGAGCAGAGCCGGACTGATTCCGACCATCTCCGCGAAGCCGCGCAGTGTGAATCTGGGATCGACGTGTTTCTTCGCCATCCTCAATTCTTTGATTTTCTGACCGAATTCGATGCTTGCCGCCATTGCGTCAATGCCTTTCTGTTGCGTTGCTGTTTATACTATAGTGCAACAAAGAATAAAAGTCAAGAAGAATTCTTGGAAAAAGTCATAAAAACACCGCACACTTTTAGAAATCCGGCAAAGAAACTGCATGGACACCTTAACGGCAACCATACAGGAGCAAAAAATGAACGAAGTCCCGATAAATATCAGGATGGCAGCGCGTCTCGCGGCAGGCGCGATTCGGAGAATTAAAGAGAAAAACAGAGAAAACGGATTGGATAAAGAGCATCATAAACGCTTAATTGACACAACAGCGAAAGGAGCTTACAATGAACAAGTTAAAGCAAGATGAACTACCTACAGCAATCATACGGCAACTGAGTATGTTCCAGCTGATGGGACTGCCGGCCCTGCGGAAAAAATTCAAGGAACTGTACGGATTCGAGACCGGCTGTACCAAAGTGGACTCTCTCCGGCGGCGGCTGGCATTCCGCGTCCAGGAACTGCATTTTGGCGGCCTGACCGAACGCGAAGAACAAAAAATGGAAGATTCCATAAAGAACGATCCCGTCATCCTCGGTTCGAAGATTGCGGAGAAAAAGCCGAAGCCTCTTCTGCACGGAACGCGGCTGGTGCGAATATGGAAGGGAAAAAAGTATGAGGTGACTCTCTGCGACGAGGGTAAATTTGAATACAACGGCATCTTCTTCAAATCGCTCTCGGCGGTGGCAAAAGCAATCACGGGAACGCACTGGAACGGGAAAACCTTCTTCGGAGTGAAATAATATGGATAAAGAAAACAAGGCAGTACGTTGCGCAATCTATACGCGGAAGAGCCACGAGGAGGGTTTGGAGCAGGATTTCAACTCATTGGACGCACAACGTGAATCCGGCGAAAACTACATTGCCAGTCAGAAAACACGCGGCTGGATATGCCTGCCGGAACGGTATGACGATGGCGGATTCAGCGGCGGCAACACGAACCGCCCTGCATTGAAAAAACTGCTGGAGGATATCGCGTCCGGCAAAATTGATGTGGTGGTGGTTTATAAAATAGACCGACTGAGCCGTTCCATATGTGATTTTGCCGAACTGAGCAAGACATTCGATAAGTTCGGAGCATCCTTCGTGGCTGTGACGCAAGACATAAACACGAGTACCAGTTCCGGCAGAATGATGTTGAATATTCTCGTGACATTCGCACAATATGAGCGTGAGGTCATTGCCGAGAGAATCCGTGATAAGATGTCTGCAAGCAGGAAAAAGGGTCTGTGGGTGGGAGGCGTTACGCCCTTCGGTTACAGGGTGTTAAATAAACATCTTGAAATAGTCCCAGAGCAAGCGGAAATCGTCAAGCGCATGTTCCAGCGGTATTCTGAAACAGCATCGGTAAAACAGGTCTGCGACGAACTGACCGACGGCGGGATACGAACGCGGACTGGAAAGTTTTTCAATCCATCCATGGTCTACCGGATTCTGGACAATCACTCGTATATCGGCAAAGTACAATACAAGGGTGAAGTGTTTCCGGGCGACCATGCCGCAATAATCGGTCAAACGCTCTGGAATGTCGTGCATGAGATTCTGAAAGAAAATACAGCGGCGGAAAACGGAAATTCACGGCGGCAGCAGACATCGGCAAGTTTGAGAGGGCTTCTTAAATGCGGACACTGCGATTGTGCCATGGGACCGACATACACGGGCAAAAAAGGGAAAAACTACCTCTACTACATCTGTGAAAAAGATTATAAAAGAACGCGCCCGTCCTGTCCCGTGCGCCGGATATCCGGAGGCGACATTGAAAAACTCGTGATAGAGCAATTGCAAAAACTGTTCAATTCGCAAACGTTCATCGACCTCACGGCTGAAAACGGAAACATGAGCCGGGATTCCGTGGCAAGCGCATTCGCAAATCTGAGCGGATTCTGGAAGGAACTGTTTCCGGCGGAACGCAACCGGCTCTTGAAACTGCTCATCGAGCGGGTGACCGTCAACGAGGGAAATATTGAAATAACGATAAAAACCGAGGGCATGAAAAACCTTATGATGGAGATGGAACATGAACACAATTAAAACTCTGCCGGATGGGAACATCCAAATCACCGTCGATTATGTTTTCGTCAAGCGTTCCGGACGCAAAGAGATTATCATGGAGGAGGAGCAGGGAAGAACTGAAAATCTTGACATGGGCGTCATCCGTGCATTGGCACGGGCAAAATACTGGAATCGGAAACTGGATCGCGGTGAATATTCTACCATCCATGATATTTCCGAGGCGGTTGGAATTGACGAATCATACGTGGCGCGAATTATCCGGCTCTCTACCCTGTCACCATTCATATGCAGAATGTTTCTGAACGGAACCGCGCCGTCAGGATTATCTCTGAGCAAACTGCTGTCCGCGCCATTGCCGATATGCTGGGAAGAACAGCACCGAATGTTCGGCATACAGATCTGACGAACGGCCTCCTGCGGGAGGCTTTTTTTTCTCAGCTCCAAAAACGAAGTTGTGTTTGCGAGTGTTTCGCACAACACAACTTTTTTTCTTTAGAAATCTTTTGACCTCATTTTATCGTTTTTTTTCGGGATAATCGCCTTTTGTGCGACCATCCGGACACAACTCCCGCCGGTTTGCGGAAAGCCAAAGCACAGTGCTGCGGCGCCACAAACACAGGAGTTGAAAATGTTCAACGAAAACGTTCGTCCGTCCGAGACAGTCACCGTTACCGTCTATCCGCATCCGGTTAATCCGATTCCCGAAATTGTGTCGGCCCACATTCAGTCCGTGGCAACGGATATGCTTCATCACTCAGGCTTCGGGAAGTGTGACTTTGAAGACCTTTGCCAGGAACTGACGCTGGCGGTAATCAAGGCGTTTGACCGGTATGACAACACCAAAGCAAGCTACTACACCTATACGCAGGTGATAGTCGGCCATGCACGGAATATTATTTATCGCAAGCGTATCCGCAGAGGACTTGACGTAAGCAATACCAATATTGATTCGATTTCCGATGACGATCCATTGATGCTGGATGTAAATGCCGTGTCTCCGGAAGTTGAACTGGAGAATAAGGAAAAAGCCGCAATCATCCGCGGAATCGTTAACGGACTCAATCCGCTGCAACAGAAAATCTGCAACATGATCATGGATGACGTTCCCATGCGGAAAATTATTTCAAGTTGCCGTCTGACTCCATCGCAGTTTTACCATCGCGTCTGGCCGGAAATCCAGCAGGCCTTCAAAAAAAGTTTGAAAAAAGGTCAGAAATGACCGCACACTTTTCAAAAACCGGCAAAGAAACTGTTTGGAACCGCAAGAGACCGCATCAACAAACAATGGAGACACAAAAATGACAGACTACATCGTCAAAGAACCGGCAGGCGAATATCACGCCCGTAGCAAAGCTGGAGAATTCATGTCCTCGCATATGCTGGCGGATTTCCGGGAAAGTCCGGCACTCTACCGCAAGGAAATCCTTGGTCAGATCGAAGAATCCGAATCACCGGCGTTCGCAATCGGACGTGCCGCGCACTGCCTGATTCTTGAGGGCCGCGCCGAATTCGACAGCCAGTTCGTCGTGACGGACGGACCGACGAATCCCCGCACCGGCGAGCCGTTCGGCAAATCAACGAAAGCTTATGCCGAATGGAAAACAACGCAGGAGCGTGAGGTTGTTTCCGGCAGGGATTACAACTTCATCACGAAATTGCAGACCGGCGTCTGGCTTCATCCGGTTGCCTCGGAACTGCTTTCCGATGGCGTGGCGGAGGGCGTTATCCGCGCCGAACATTGCGGCGTTCCCTGCCAGATTCGCATGGACTGGTTCAGCGAAAAATATGGGCTGGTCGATTTGAAAACCTGCGATTCGCTGAGGTGGTTTGAATCCGACTGCCGCCGGTTCGGCTACCTCTATCAGATGGCGTTTTACCGTGCCGTCATCCGCAAGGCAACCGGGCGAAATGTTCCCGTGCATATCATCGCAGTGGAAAAGAACGAGCCGTTTGCGACTGGCGTTTGGAAGCTCACCGATGAGGTGCTTGACCTCGCGGAACTGACCAACAAGGCCGCGTTGGAACGCTATCGGAACTGCTGCGCCAGCGGCGTATGGCCGACCGGATACGAAGACACCAGAATCATCGACACACTTTAAGTGAAAGGATTTTATCACCATGGGAATGCTTGAAAACATTCAGACGGGGCGGGAAAACAAGCCGCCGAGAATCATGATTTACGGGAGCGAAGGCGTGGGAAAATCCACGTTCGGAGCATCCGCGCCCAACGCCATCTTCGTACAGACGGAGGACGGGCTGGGAGAAATCAACTGTAAAAAATTTCCGCTGTCGCATTCGCTCTCGGAGGTCATAACGGAGCTGATCGCCCTGCGCGACGAGCCGCATGATTTCCAAACCGTTGTCATTGACAGCGCGGATTGGTTGGAACGGCTGATTTTCGACGAGGTCTGCCGTGAATTCGGCGTCCGGAACATCGAAAAGGCGGACGGCGGCTATGGTCGCGGTTACACTCACGCCCTCACTCACTGGCGCAAGGTTATCGCTCTGCTCAACGAGCTTCGGGACAAACGCGGCATGATGGTGATTCTGGTCGCACACGCCAAAGTGGAACGTTTTGAAGACCCGGAAAACGCCGCCTATGACCGATATACGCCGCGGCTTCACAAACATGCGGCCAGCCTCATCGCCGAATGGGTGGATGCCGTGCTGTTCGCCAATAAGAAGTTCCGCGTTACGAAAGAAAATGCCGGATTCACCGGAGAACGGGCGATTGCCGCTCCGGTAGGAGCGGATGGAGGCGAACGCATCATCCGCACGGTCGGAAGTCCGGCCTGCATCGCCAAAAACCGTTACGGTCTGCCGGGCGAAATTCCGCTCTCGTGGCAGGCATTCATCGACGCCTATAAAAAAATTGAGGAGAATCATCATGAGTAAATGCGGCGCAATCTGTGAAGTGTTCAGCCGTGTCTGCGGATACTTTCGCCCGGTTTCCAACTGGAATAAAGGGAAACAGGAGGAATTCAAGGAGCGCAAAGTCTACGAGGTGAAAAAATGTCCGAAAAAATAATCACGGCGCATCACCATCTGACCTGCGATCTCTGCGGACGTCGTATCCCGAAAGGGACGCAGTGCCGGATGATACGGGATGACTTCATGCCGTTTCTCGTTTTCTTTGAACACCTTCGCTGCCCGTCCGCTCCGGCGGTCGTGACCAACAGAAATCCCAGACAACCCATCATCACCAAACAGCACGCTTTTGTGCTGGCATAACAGAAAGGCAACCATCATGTCCACACTGAATTTTAACGCAACCGAAGTCGAGCCGAGCGCCGGATTCGATGTCATCCCGGCAGGCAAATACAATGCGGTCATTTCCGATTCAGAGATGAAAGATACCCGTTCCGGCACGGGACGCTATCTCCAGCTGGAATTTGAAATCATCGACGGCGAGTTCAAGAACCGCAAACTCTGGGCGCGTCTTAACCTTGAAAATCCGAATGCCGATGCCGTCCGCATGGCCCGTGCCGATCTCTCGGCAATCTGCCGCGCGGTCAACGTGCTGACGCCGAAGGACTCGCTTGAACTGCACAATCTTCCGCTGGTCATCACCGTCCGCTGCAAGAAAAATCAGGACGATGAAATGACCAATGAAATCAAAGGCTATGCGCCGAAGGCATCGGCAAAAGCCTCAACATCAACTCCGCAAACCGGAGCAGACAACAACCCGCCTTGGGCAAGGAGATAAGTATCATGAAAAAACTGATTGCACCGCTGAGTATCACTCTTCTTTTTTACGCCGGATTTATTTTTCTCATCAATTTGACGCCATACCTTACCGGCCCCATTGTCAAGGCCGCCGATGCGGGAGGCGCAATCCCAGCGAATCTTTGGCTATCCATCGCCCTGAACTTTCTCTCCGGCGTTTTTGTCATCGCTGCCTTGTTCTGCCAAGTGTGGCTGGGCGCACGATTCGGCGCATTGCTGGACGAGCGCAGGGAACGACAGAAAAAGCATGATAAGGGAATTTGAATTGCCCTGGCCTCCAAGCGTGAATCATTACTACCGGCATGTGGGATCGAAAGTTCTCATCAGCCGGGACGGACGGAAATACCGCGAAATGATCGTCTCGCGGTTCCGTTCGGAAAACGTCCAGATCTTCCGCTGTCCGGTGGAACTTTCCATCGAATTGTATCCGCCGGACAGACGGAGACGGGACATTGACAACAGTCAAAAATGCCTGCTGGACGCATTTACTCACGCAGGGCTGTATGAAGACGATTCCCAAGTTCACAGACTCGTTGTGACAAAACGCGAACCAATGCCGCCGGACGGCATGGCATATGTAAGGATAAAAGAATGGACAGGAGACAAAACAACGGACGCCGATGCCAAATCGTGCAGGAGTTCGTGAAGGGAATTACGGACAATACCGAACGGCTGGTCTGCTTTCTTTTCATGAACAATTACGCAGACAGGGAAGTATGCAAATTTCTTAAAATCAATGAAAACACACTTGTCTTGCTCAAACTGAAACTGGCGTTCGATATGAAAAAAGCCGGGATTCGTGCGGGAGCGTGACAAATGATTCTGCGACCGTACCAGCAAGCGGCGGTGGACGCCGTCTATAATCATCTGCGTTCCAAGGAGAACAATCCATGTGTGGTATTGCCGACAGGCACGGGAAAATCCGTGGTCATCGCGCAAATTGTCCGTGATGCCGTGGCGCAATGGAATGGGCGTGTACTCATACTGGCGCACGTCAAAGAACTGCTGGAACAGAACGCCGGAAAAATTCGTGCGCTCTGCCCGGATTTGCAAATCGGGATTTTCTCGGCAGGGCTGAAAAGCCGTGATACGGAGGAGTCAGTCATCGTGGCCGGCATCCAGTCGGTTTATGACAAGGCATGTGATCTTGGCGCGTTCGACCTCATAATTGTAGATGAGGCGCACCTGATTGCACCGGACGGCGATGGAATGTACAGGACGTTTCTGAAGGATATGAAAGTCATCAATCCGAACGTCCGGCTCATCGGTTTGACGGCAACGCCGTTCAGACTCAAAGGCGGACTGATTTGTCAGCCGGAAAATCTGCTGAACGAGGTCTGCTACGAAGCCGGATTAAAAGAAATGATCACGCAGGGCTATCTGTCTCCGCTGGTGTCACGCGCCGGACGCGCCGAGGCGAAACTGGAAGACCTCCATATTCGCGGCGGCGAATTCATCGGTGACGAAATCGCCTCGGCGATGGATACCGATGAACTGGTGTCGGCGGCATGCCGGGAGATCGTCGACCTCACCCGTGAGCGGAGCGCCGTGCTTATTTTTACGTCCGGCGTCGACCACTGCCGTCATGTGGCGCAGAAAATCGCCGCGTTTTCCGGAAGGGAATGCGCCGTGGTGACTGGCGAAACTTCGCCGGGAGAACGGGCGGAGATCATTGACCGTTTCAAGGGAAAATCCGTTCCGGCGGATTTGTTCGGAACGCCGAAACCGCCATTGAAGTTTCTCTGCAACGTCAATGTTTTGACCACTGGCTTCGATGCGCCCAATACCGACTGCGTGGTTCTCCTGCGTCCGACCAATTCGCCGGGGCTTCTCATTCAGATGGTTGGACGCGGAACGAGGCTGTCGCCGGAAACAGGCAAGCAAAATTGCCTCGTGCTGGACTATGGCGGAAACATCATGCGTCACGGCCCGGTGGACATGATCTCCGTTACGGACAGAACGCCCGGAAACGGAGACGCTCCGGCGAAAAAATGTCCGCAGTGTCTGGCTCTCATTCACGCGGCGTATCAGAAATGCCCGGAATGCGGATACGAATTTCCGCCTCCCGAAAAGAACAACATCACCGAACATGCGGCAACGGACGGGATTATTTCCGGCGAAACGTTCTACGACGAATACGCCGTGAAGAATGTTTACTACTGCGTCCATGAGAAACGGTATGCCGACCCGGATGCGCCGAAGACCATGCGGATCGATTATGAAGTCGGAATCAACGATTTCCGTTCCGAATGGGTTTGCCCGGAGCATACGGGATACGCCAGAGGGAAATTTGAGAAGTGGTGGAAAAACCGTGCCGCGCCGGGCTGTCCGATCCCGTTGACAGCGCGAGAGGCGGTAGCACTGGCAAATGACGGGATGTTGGCCGTTCCGCAGTTCATAACGGTAAAATCCGTTGCCGGAGAAAAGTTCGACCGCATCACAAAATGCGTTCTGGGCGAACGTCCGGTTATGCGCGAACCGGGCGATGACAGGGACGAAGAGCCGCCGTCCAATAGTCCGCAGGACTTGGGCGTAAACGACTATGAAGATGAAATCCCATTTTAACCTTAATTTTGGAGAAAATAATGACGGAACAAGAAAACACCACAACATATGAAATTGTTGTCGATTCGGAATTTGAGAAACTAATCCCGCCACCAACCGAGCCGGAGTTCGCCGGGCTGGAAGCGAGTGTGCTTCGGGACGGCTGTACCGACCCGTTGATAGTTTGGCATGACCATGGCATTTTGATTGACGGTCATAATCGCAAGAAAATCTGCGACAAGTACAGTCTGCCGTACAAGACAACCGATTTGTCGTTTGCTTCACGCGAAGACGTGAAACGTTGGATTATTGAACGGCAATTCGGACGGCGCAATTTGACGCCTTTTCAACGTGCTGAACTGGCTCTTCTGCTGAAGCCTATGCTGGCGGAGGAAGCAAAGAAAAGAATACTGAGCGGGAAAGCCAACCCGGAGGACTCGGAGTCCACAGGGGTGCATTTCGGAAAAACGCGAGAATCTCTTGCCGAAAAAGTTAATGTTTCTCCGCATACTATTGACAAGGCGGAATTCATCAAGCGGCATGCCGATGATGAAACGCTGGATCGGCTTCGCAGGGGTGATGTCGCTATAAAAACAGAATATCATCGTCTGAAAAAAGAGGCAAGTCAGACTGAAAAAGCAGAACGCAAGGCCGCGCCAGTCTCCATTCCGAACGACGAAAAGTTGCGGCTGGATGTCTGCGACATTGCGGATGCTGCATCAAAAATTGAACCGGAGAGCGTTGATTTCATTATCACCGATCCGCCGTATCCAGAGAAGTATCTGCCCGTATTTGGCAAGCTCGCTGACTTTGCCGGTCATGCGCTGAAACCGGGCGGTTCGCTCATTTGCATGTCCGGGCAGTCGTATCTGCCGGAGGTGTTCCAATTGCTGAATGAAAGCGGCGGACTGACTTTTCAATGGGCATTATCCTATCTTACACCTGGCGGTCAGTCTACCCAATTGTGGGAACGCAAAGTCAACACGTTTTGGAAACCGCTGCTCTGGTTCGTCAAGGGAAAATATTCCGGCGACTGGGTTGGAGATGTGGTCAAAAGCGCGCCAAACGACAACGACAAAGCCCACCATCACTGGGGACAGTCTGTCAGCGGAATGCGCGACTTGCTTGATCGCTTTGTTCTGCCCGGTCAGACGGTTTGCGATCCGTTCCTCGGCGGCGGCGCAACCGCTGTCGCGGCAAGACAATGTAACTGCCGATTCATCGGATTTGATATTGATGAATCGTGCCTTAAGACCACCCGCGAACGCCTTGCGGGGGGTTGCCATGACTAATTCCGTTCGACAGGAACGAACCCATTGGCGCGACGAGACGCTTAGCGAACGGCATCGACTTTGGGGCTATGACTGTCCCGCCGTAGATGTTGATTTTCTGCTTGTGGAATACGACAGAAGAGAACCATGCGCCATTGTCGATTACAAGCATGAACAGCTTGCCGTATGGCATCGCAATGCAAGTTCGAGTGCCATTGCAAGTTTGGCAACAAAAGCTGATATCCCGGCATTTGTCTGCGCTTATGCCAAGGATTTTTCTTGGCTGTGGCCAATCCCGTTGAATCCGCAAGCAAAAAAATGGATACCCGAACACGATGGCAAACGGCTCACGGAGAAAGAGTGGGTGACACTGCTCTATCAGATGCGAGGTCGGGATATGCCTGATATCCTGCCTTTTGCGGGAGAGACAGCACAATGATAATCGCCGTTGATTTTGACAACACCATCGCCCGGACAACGTTTCCGAAAATACACGGGGAAATACCCGGCGCGGTGGGTGTCCTGAACCGGTTTCAGTCAGCCGGACACACGGTCATTCTATGGACATGCCGCGAAGGAAAAGTGCTGAACGACGCGCTTCTCTGGCTCACCGACCATGGATTTACACCCGACTGCGTAAACTGTCACAGCGAAAAACAGATCGTCGAATGGGGAACCGATCCACGAAAAGTCGGTGCGGATGTGTATATCGACGACCGCAACGCGCTCTGTGAAATCGACTGGAACAGGATTGAAGAATTCATAACCCGAAAACAAGAGGAAACATCATGTCCACGCGAGGATTGATTGCTATTGAGGATGCCGACAAAACCTGCCGGAGCTGTTATCTCCATTTTGATTCCTATGTTGATGGAGCCGGACGGGTTTTGGTTAATCACTACAAGACTGCCGAAAAAGTGGAGGCTCTGTTGGCACTGGGCTTCCTGTCTGCTTTGGGCGAACGCCTCGCTCCCGAATCCGGCGAAAAACATGATTACGACAACCCACTCCGGGATGTTTGCATCGCCTATCACCGGGATCGCGGCGAGGAATTGCGTCCGTCGACAGTCTGGAAAAACGCGGATGATATGCTGGCGCAAGCCTCCGACAAATTCTGGGCGGAATACTGTTATCTTTTCCGCGATGGGAAATGGTATGTGGATTCAACGTATCAGCCGCATGGATGGCGACTCGTTGAAAACGTATTGGATCAAGCCGGACAGAGAGACTGAACTTTTATAAAACAGGAGCAAGAATATGGATTTCAAGTACATTCATCAGCCGGAGTATGCCATCGAATTCCGGGTGTTTGACAACGTGAGCGGCGAAATTTTCCCCGCCGTCGGATTCGATGATGAAAACGTCTATGCCGTTCTCGACGGAGAGATCGAAACCCTCGACCGCGCCGATTGTGAAATTGACCAGTGGATCGGGCTTCTCGACCAGGACGAGCGAAAAATCTTCACCAGCGACATCGTGGAAGTCCGCAACACTTACGGACGCCCGGTCGGACTGTTCATCGTCCGGTATAACAACCGCGAGGGCAGATACATTTTGGACGGCGTAACGCGCGGAGCGCATATCAGCCGAATCACCCAATATCAAAACATGCGCGTGGTAGGAAACGCCCATGAGAAACATTTCAACGTAAAGGAATACGCCCATGCCTGAGCTTGTCATCGAATGGGAGGTTTCGGATCAGAACCTCACGCAGGAACTTGTCAGCAAAGATAAACGCTGGCATATCTCGAAAACGCAGAAAGGCTCTGCCGAACCGCTGTTTTTTCTGTCGCAATGGGATTTGCTTCTGACGCCGCACGGAACGGGCAGCGACTATCTTCAATGTTTTGAAACATTTATCGCCGACTGCGACAAGTTTTCGGAACTGGTGCGCACGGTCAAAGCGGAAGCTGAAAAACATCTTGAGGCGTTGCGCCGTGCCGCAAAGGAGGTTTCCTGTGAAAACTGAACTTATCATAATGAACGTCATGGCGGAAGTCACCCGTGCTGAAAGCCTTCATCCGGCGTGGCCGCGCGATGTGGTCAAGGCGGCCAGCATCTGCGCCGAGGAATGCGGAGAACTTGTCCGCGAAGCGAACAACCACGACGAGCGCAAAGGTTCAAAAAAAGCAATGATAACCGAGGCGATTCACACCGCCGCGACCGCAATCAGGTTTCTGAAAAACATCAACGAAGAGGATTCCATTCATGAGTAACACTCCCGCAAATCTTTCCTATGGGAAACGCACCGTCCGCATGGTCGTGATGAACGGCATCCCGAAATTTTCCGCGACCGACATCTGTAACATTCTTGGATATGTCAATCCGAATAAGACGATAGGACGTTTCTGCGATTCATCGCCGGAATATATCCGCATGAATACAACCGGCGGTCCGCAGAATGTCCGCATGATCGGGACGGAGGATATCCGCTCCATTCTCGACAGAAGCCGTCACAAAAATGTCCGCAGACTTCGCAACTGGTTTGAAAATAAAGTCATGGCGGCTTTTCAGATCAATACCGTTCCCGTTGGATTTGTGATGGTGATTCCGCTGGAGGCTGGCGCACGATGACCGACAAAGAAGAAATCATCCGCGCACTGAAGCTGTGGTTTCTGCCGGGCGATGTCTTCGAAATCCGCGTTCTGAAAGCCGTTGCGCCGGGATACTTGAAACCGCATACGGAATCGGGCTATTTCGATTACGGCAACATCCCGACAGCCGCCGATGCCATCGGAAAACTCCGTGCCTATGCCGGAGCGTATGTCACCATCAATCCGGTGTCGCCCGAACTGCTGGCGAGAGCCTGCAACCGGTTCTGTCCGGCGGAATCGGAATCGACCACCGCCGATTCGGACATTGTCAAACGACGCTGGCTGCTCATCGACTGCGACGCCGTGCGGAAAGCGAAGATTTCCAGCACCGACGCCGAGCATGAAGCCGCGCTGGCGAAAGCCCGTGAAATCCGTGACGGACTCACGTCCCTTGGCTGGCCGATGCCGGTCATGCTGGATTCCGGTAACGGAGCGCAGATGACCTACCGCATTGACCTTCCTGCCGATGACGGCGGAGTGGTGCAACAGGCAGTGACGGAAATTGCAAAAGCCTCGTCGGACGCGGTCAAAGTGGATTTGACCGTGTACAATCCGGCGCGCATCTGGCGCATTCCCGGAACGATGAACTGCAAGGGCGATTCCATCCCGGCGCGTCCGCACCGTATGGCGAAAATCCTTGAAGTGCCGGAGTCTGTTGAAATCGTTCCGACCGAACTGCTTCAGCGGATTGCCGGTGAATCGTCGAAAACGCCGCCAGCACATATCGAATCGGTCGTGACCGCCTATCAGGAATCACCCGGTTTCGACATTGACGAATGGATTGCGAAGTATGCGCCGGACGCAGGACAACTGCAATCTTACAAAGGCGGCCGCAAGTGGATTTTCAATATCTGCCCGTTCAATCCGGAGCATGATAATAAATCCGCGACGCTGACGGAAACGCCGGAGGGAGCAATCGGATTCCGCTGTCTGCACGATCATTGCCTCGGCAATGACTGGCGCAAGTTCCGCGTCATGCGTGAGCCGGGATGCTACGACCATCGGCAGGAGGATAAAAATCTGCCGCCGGTGAACATCACGGGAATCATGAATCAGCAGGGCAAGTCGGTCGCCGTGCCTGTTGAAAAAGATGATGCGGAGGATTTTTCCGATCCGGGCAGAATGAGAGAACGCCTTCTGCATATTCCGGGCTTCATCGACGAACTCACGGATTTTTCCATGGGTTGTGCGCCGAAGCCGAACCGCGTCCTCTCTTTTTGCGGCGCGTTGGCTTTTCTTTCATATCTCGCCGGACGGAACGTAACCGACGAACGAAACAACAGACCGAACATCTACCTTATCGCGCTGGCAAATTCCGGTGTAGGCAAGGAGCAACCGAGGAGAATCAATATGACTGTGGCAACCGCAACCGACCCGAAGCTCTGCGACGGGCTGGCCGATTCATTCGCGTCCGGCGAAGGGCTTGAAGACGCTCTCTTTATGAATCCGACCATGCTGTTCCAAGTGGACGAAATGGACACTCTGCTCAACTCCATGAAAACCAAGGATTCACGGGCAGAAGGACTGATTGAGAAAATGCTTCGCATCTTCACAGCGTCCGCCGCCGCATACAAATTGCGAAGCCGTGCGATCCCGCGCGGAGATTTGGCTCGGATGAAGGAGAGCCAGCGGAACGGGACACCCGGCAGAAGCGCCGAAGTGATTCATAATCCGTATCTTGTCATTTTTGGAACAGCCATCCCGCAGTTGTTCTATCAGGCGCTCGACCATCGGCTTCTGACCAACGGTCTTACGGCACGATGCCTTATCATCGAGGCTGGAGAGCGCGGTCGGAAAAACAAGGCATGCATCATCAAAGTGCCGGAAAGTCTGATTCGCGCGGTCAAGGTCATTTTGTCCTATGGCGATGCAGGCAATCTCACAGATGTCAATCCGCAACCCATGACCATTCCGGTCTCGTCCGACGCGGATGCCATGCTGGATGAACTGGACGAGAGGTATGACACAATCTATCGCAAGTATTCAAAAATGAATGCGTTGATACCGATGGCGTTCTGGGCGCGTGCGTTCGAGAAAGTCTGCAAACTCTCCCAGCTGTATGCTATCAGCGCGAACATGACAAAACCGATCATCGACAAAGATGCCGTCCGCTGGGCGTCTCAGTTTGTGGAATATCTGACGGAGCAGACGCTCTTCCTGACGCATTCGTATTCATACGAGAATCCGTTTGACGAGAAATGCCAGAAAGCACTACGGTACATCCGCGAGGCTGGCGGCTCATATCGGCACGGAGCATTGCTGAAGCGGATGCATGATTCGGCGGACGTGTTCAAGAAGGTAATTGAGACGCTTCGGGAAAACGAGAGCATCTCAATAGAAGTTGATTCCAAGGCAACGACGAAAAACGCCATTCTCTATCGCCTTCGGTGATTCCCCAAAAGCCGTTCCCATGCCGAATAGTTCTCACGGGAAGCACGGTTTTCAAAAATCAAAATCCGGGAACATTTGGGAATTATCCGGGAACTATTGGGAACTATCTAAAACACATAAACTCTTGATAATAAGTATAAATATATATTTTCAAGAGAGATAATTCCCAAATTCCCATAGGGTGTCTCGTGAAACTGTTTTTACTGTGTTTTTTACGTTTTCGCGTAATCGCGCGGGAAGCAGGGAATTATCGGAAAGGAGGCTCATATGCCATGGCGCACCATACCGGGCCTGCCGCTCTATGAGGCATCCGATGCCGGTCTCATCCGGAGCAAGGCACGAAGCGTCCGGGTGCATATCGGATTCAAGACCTACCGCAAAATACTGCCGGGCAAGGTATTGGAACCGCGACTCCGCATCACGAACGGGCGTGAGCATTACATCGATGTCAAAATCGGCGGCGTGAACCACTATGTCCACCGCCTCGTGGCAATGGCGTGGCATGCGGACACATGGTTCGAGGGTGCGGAGGTCAATCATATCAATTGCGACAAGTATGACAACCGCGCCGCCAATCTGGAATGGGTGACGCGCAGTCAGAACCTGCTCCACTCATATCGTGTGCTTGGCCGGAACGCGAAGAAAGCCACCGCTGACGCACAAGGACGCTGACGCAGTATTCGCTTGGGCTTGCGCGTTATCACGCGACAGGACGCGAGAGAACGCCATCGCTGGGCGTTGCGTTATCGCATACGCTATCGGGCAGCAGAGTCCGCACAAGGACGATGCCCGAAAATCGACCAAAATAGCACGGGATGCGAAAATCGGCCCTCGAAAATGGAAAATCAAGCGGTTCCCCCGAAGGAGATTGCCTCCAGAGGGCGGCGGAAGGACTCGACCTGTTAAGCAGAGTTTCCGCAACCGGCGGAGGAAAAATTTAACCTCAAAAATAACAACAAGGACTTTTATTATGCAAATTGTAAACATGAAGATTGCGGATATCCATCCGTATGAAAAGAATCCGCGTTTTAACGATGACGCGGTCGAGGCGGTGGCAAAATCCATCAAGGAGTTTGGCTGGCGTTCGCCGATTGTGGTCGACAAGGATTATGTCATTGTTTGCGGTCATACCCGTTACAAGGCGGCACAGCAGCTTGGATTGGCGGAAATTCCGGTGCATGTGGCAAAGGAACTCACGCCGCAACAAATTCAAGCCTACCGGATTGCCGACAATAAGACTGCCGAGATTGCTGAATGGAATTATGAGTTGCTTCCACTGGAACTTCAAGAGCTGCAGGATGCGGAATTTGATTTATCGTTATTGGGATTCGATTCGGATGAACTGGAGAAAATCCTCAACGGCGGCGATGATAAGACCGTACTGGACGGCGAAACCGAACCTGATACAGTGCCGGAAATCCCGGAAGAGGCAGTCAGTTGCGCCGGTGAAGTTTATCAGCTTGACGACCATCTGCTGATTTGCGGTGATGCCGCCAATTCGGAGGATTATGCCAAATTAATGAATGAAGATAAAGCCGATTTATATCTGACCGATCCGCCTTATAATGTCAAACTTGAGGGCAGCAACGGTTTGACTATTATGAATGACAACATACCGGACGGAGATTTTCGCGAACTGCTAGATTCATCATTTACCAATGCCCGGACGGTACTCAAGCCCGGTGCGGCGTTTTATATTTTCCATTCAGATTCGGAGTCCGCCAATTTCCGGCTGGCGTGCAAGGGCGCGGAACTCCCGGTGCATGAAACCTTGTATTGGGTCAAAAATGCTTTGGTGCTGAGTCGTTTCGATTACCATTACAAATCGGAAAGCATTCTCTACGGCTGGAAAGAGGGAGCGGCGCATAACTGGTATTCCGACCGTTGCCAGACCAACATTCTGGAATTCAACAAGGCCAAAGCCAACGATGTCCACCCCTCCATGAAGCCGGTGGAAATGCTGGTTTATTTGATTCAAAATTCCACGAAGCGCGGTGACACCGTACTGGACAACTTTGGCGGCTCCGGCTCGACACTGATTGCCTGTGAGCAGACAAACCGCAAGTGCCGAATGCTGGAACTTGACCCAAAATATTGCGATGTAATTCGTAAACGCTGGGCCGAGTTCAAATATGGTGAAGGTTGCGACTGGGAAGCAAAAACGCCAGTATGGAAACCGGAGCTGGTGGAGGCATGAATTTTTACTTATGAAAAAAACTTTTTCTTAATACTCCATCGGCAATGTGCCAGTTATGGGAGCAGGTTTTTTCTAAAAAAATCCGATCATGGCTGATCAGAAGCAAAGCTCCTTCACATTCTGTCAACGCGGATTCCAGACAACGGATTGACGGTAGATCCAAATGATTGGTAGGTTCATCCAGAATAATTAGCTTGACCTGCCGCAATACGCCCAATCCAAAAAACAGTTTGCGCCATTCGCCCGGACTACATGTCGTTGAATCCAGCACCCGTTCAGGACGTGACCCCAGAGAAGCAACCACATTCATTACTTTGCTGAACTCGTCACGTCCAAGTTTATGCAGTGTTTCGTGAATGTTTGCCGTCATGGCTGAATTTAATTCTTGAGGCATATATAAATATTCATCGGATGTGAGCTTCAACTCCGGCAACAGACGGTTCAACAATGTGGTCTTGCCGCCGCCGTTGTCGCCGGTGAGCGCAATGCGATCCCGATTGCCTATGAATAAATCCGGTAGCGTCAATGTTCTGGATTCGCCCAACGACAATGCTCCGGCAGGATGTTCGAGCAGGATGTTCCGGTTTGAATAGCAACCGTAGGGAATTTTCATGCCGTATTGTTGCTGCTTTACTTTACCGATTCCGGCAAGTTCCATTCCTGTGCGTTCAATCGTTTTTATCTGCAACGCCGCCAAATCTCCGGCAGTACGGTCACGTCCGGTAACTCGGGCGGCATCAATCCGTCCCTTGCCGTCATGATCGTGGCGGTCAAGTTTGCGTTTACAGTCGGCATTGCGTGATTTTTGTTCATTCTCGCGGCGGCGTTGCAGCTCCCGCTTGTTGCGTCTTAACTCTTTTTTAAGATTTTGCTGCAATGAAAGCAGTTGATCAATTTCGGTTTCCTGTGCCGCAATTCCGTTGGAGACTCCGCCTTGCCGTAATATGGTTTTGCCGGATTCAAGGAATAAACATTGTTTACATAGCGCATCCAGCAGTTCCCGGTCATGGCTGACAATAACGCCTATGCCTCGAAATGTCATGAGTTCGCGTAAGAGTAACTCACGCCCGGAAACATCCAGATGATTGGTAGGTTCATCAATGCATAAAATATCCGGTTCCTGAAATAAAGCAACAGCAATTTGAATTTTTTTACGTTCCCCGAAAGAAAGTGTTTCCCAACGATTGAGCATCTCCCAAGTGAGATTCAAATTTTTCTGTAACCGGAAAGCATAGCCGGAGTTAGAGGCGAAGAATCTCTCTGCATCATCCGGAGGTGAAAATACTTCCTGTTCGCAAAACACGGAATGACCGGAGCTTGAAACTGTTCCGTCATCGGGCATTAAGTTTCCGGTCAGGAGCTTGAGCAAGGTGCTTTTGCCGCATCCGTTGGCTCCGACTATTCCGGTAAACCCGATTGGAAACGCCAAAGTAAGGTCATGGAACAACGGCTCGATGGCACATTCATATTCAAAAGATAAACGGGAGGTAAAAAGATAATAAGACATAGCGGTATCCTCGACAAAAAACAACATTGCAATCGGTGTAATTCTCCGATAGTGGAAAAATGCAGACGAACTGTCTGCCCATGATTTATGTTGTTAGTCGCGCACCGGTATAGCCTCCAAGTTAATTTACAATGAATAAGATATCACTATTTTTGAGAAATTCAAGTTTCCCGGATTTTGATGATGGAATTTTACCTCACCGCCTCGAACGCACCTTTGCGGACGGTGCTTTTGCGGAAACGCGGATTTTCTTTTTCCTTGATTTCACGGAAGATACTGCCGTATAGCGTCTGTTCGGGCGTTTTGCAACTGGTCGGTTCCCACAGCCCTGCGGAGATAGACCGTTCAACCATCTCTCTGGTATTGAGCGGTTCTCCTGATGCTTGCAGAACTTCGCAGGCGGCATTGATGAGTGAGAGCTTTTTCTTTGGCATTTCCGGTGTTGGGATGATGCGTTCAAGTTTTTTTACCCGGAAGCTTTTTCCACTTTTGACAGATTTAACCAACCATTCATTGTCGAAAATTTCGAGGATGGTTACTTCAACTTCATTTTTGCCGACCTTAACGACGGCGGCGGTTCCGGCTTTTACTTCACTGCTCATTTTCGATTCTCCTATGATTGGGGTTTTGAGCTTGACCATTCTCCTTGTCACGTTCACAATTAAGCGTGGCAAGCCAGTCATATCCAATCACTTATCAATAATAAAGGCAAGATTTATGGATGATTCTTTGAAACTCACGGCATTACCGCCTGAAAAATTAGTATTGCTTCTGCAACGTGCCGGAGCAAAGCATTTCACGCCGGAATTATTGCAGGACGACCTTGAATCCGGTGCGCCGTGCAACGATGACGGCACAATCAACTTCATCGAATACACGGCGTGGATTTTACGAAAGGCGAACGATTATGGCAATGAATCCGAGTAAAATTAAGCCGGTAGAGATGGTACGTTTGCTCAATTCCACCCGACAGGGTGAAGTCCTTAATGAATCCAAACTGGCACGGCAACGGAACAGCGCCGGATTCAAGATTTCCGATGACGGCGGACAAACCATCAATCTTTTTAAGTATGGCGCATGGCTTCGGGAAAAGATGCTGGATCGACAAAACAACCCGCCGCAGACTTATGAAGAGAAAAAAGCGGCGGCGCGCAACCGCAATATTGAAATGGCGTTGGCCGGGCGCGACATCGGCGAACTCCCCGCAGTAACGAACCCTGAACGCAAAAGAGAATGTGACAACAACTTCCGGCTGTTTTGCGAAAATTATTTTCCGGAGATATTCAATCTGGAATGGTCGCCGGATCACCTGAAAATCATTGCAAAAATTGAAGCGGCGGTGTTACATGGCGGTTTGTTTGCCATGGCACTTCCCCGCGGCTCGGGTAAATCCTCAATATGCGAAGCGGCGGTTATCTGGGCAATGGTTTATGGACACCGGGAATTTGTGACGCTGATCGGGGCTACCGAATCGGCGGCTTTGGAAATGCTTGATTCCATCAAAACGGAACTCGAAGTCAATGAAACTTTAGCCGGAGATTTTCCGGAAGTGAGTTTCCCGATTGCCGCCTTGGACGGCATTGCCAATCGTTGTGCGGGGCAACTCTACAAGGGCGAACGAACCCGGATTACATGGACTGCCAATGAAATAGTCCTGCCGACCATTGCCGGTAGCAAAGCCTCCGGTATCGTAGTCCGGGTTGCCGGTATCACCGGACGTGTCCGCGGTATGAAATTCAAACGCGCCGACGGGCGAAGCGTCCGGCCGAGTTTGGTGATTATTGACGATCCGCAAACTTCGGAATCTGCCGGGAGTTTGGAGCAAACCCGAAAACGAGTCCGGGTATTGGCCGGAGATATTTTAGGTCTTGCCGGGCCGGGGCAAAAAATCTCAGGCATCATGCCCTGTACCATCATCCGTCCCGGGGACATGGCCGACATCATCCTTAATCGCCAAACCCATCCCGACTGGAACGGGGAGAAAACCAAGATGGTGTACACGTTTCCGAAGAACATGAAGCTTTGGGACGAGTATGCGGACATCCGGGCTGAAGCGTTGCGGACGGATGGCAATTTTCAAGCGGCGACCGATTTCTACCTTGCTCACCGCGAAGCAATGGACGAAGGCTCGGAAGTGGAATGGGACGCGCGGTTCAATGCCGACGAGGTATCTGCCTTACAGCATGCCATGAATCTGAAGTTCCGGGATGAGGTGGCATTCATGAGCGAATATCAGAATGAGCCGTTGCCGGAAGATATGGACGATGACGCACTGCTGTCGGTGGATGAGATTGCCAGCAAAGTCAACGGCTTAACGGCGGGAAAAGTGCCGTTGGCATGCGACCGTGTCACCATGTTCATCGATATTCAAAAAGCCCTGCTGTTCTATTCGGTGGTGGCATGGTCGGAAAATTTCACCGGTGCGGTGATTGATTACGGAGCATGGCCGGAACAGCATAACCGGATGTTTACACTGGCATCCGCGAATCCGACCATCCAGTCGAAATTTCCGACCGCCGGATTGGAAGGTGGTCTGTATGGCGCATTGACCGAACTGGTGGATGACATGCTCTCCCGCGAATGGGAACGGGAGGACGGCGCGATGCTGAAAATTGAACGGGCGATGATTGACGCGAACTGGGGCAGCTCGACGGACATCGTTTACCAGTTCTGTCGGCAGAGCCAGTGGGGCGGTGTCATCTATCCGGCGCACGGGAGATATGTCGGCGCGTCATCCAAGCCGATGACCGAATACCGGAAACAACCCGGTGACCGCCTCGGATTCAACTGGATGATGCCGAACGTGGCTGGAAAACGCGCCATCCGGCATGTGATTTTCGATTCCAACTTCTGGAAATCGTTCATCCATGCCAGACTGGCCGTGCCGATGGGAGACAAGAGCTACCTCTCGTTCTACGGACGGCATCCGGCGCTTCACCAGCTGATCGCGGAACACCTGACGGCGGAATACCGCGTGAAAACGGTCGGACGCGGCAGGACGGTTGACGAATGGAAACTCCGTCCGGAACGGAACGACAACCATTGGCTGGACTGTATTGCCGGTTGCGCCGTCTGCGCATCCATGCTCGGATGCACCATGCCGGAATTCGGCGCGGTGAAGAAACGGACGGCGATGACGGGACGCCTTTCCGATATTCAAAGAGGAAAAAGGCAAATAGAACTGGTGGAAAAATCACTCGAATCTGGAATGAAGCTTTCAGATCTGCAAAAAGCAAAGAAAAGATGAAAAAAAACGATTTTTCTTCAAAAAAGTCCGCACACTTTTCTTTTTCCGGCAAAGAAACTGTATGGAGCAAGACAGGAAACACAAATGGAGAATCAAATATCATGAATTACGGAAGCGTGTGCAGCGGAGTCGAGGCGGCAAGCCTCGCATGGAAACCGCTGGGCTGGACGGCAAAATTCTATGCCGAAGTCGAGCCGTTTCCATCGGCGGTGCTATGCGAACGGTTTGGCGCGACACGCCCATTGCGTCCGCTTGATCCTGCCGAGGCGCACAATGAAAAAGACCGGAAGCTCCGTGAGAGCTGGAAAAAGCAGATTGCCGAACTGCCTCCGGTCGGCAGGATACCGAATCTCGGCGATTTTCCAAAAATAAAGGAAACAGACTATGACGGACACATTGATTTGCTCGTCGGCGGCTGTCCCTGTCAATCCTACAGTTTGGCCGGGCTCAGAAAAGGACTTGCCGACCCGCGCGGAAACCTCACCCTTGAATTTGTCAAACTGGCTTATCGGACAGGCGCAAGGATTCTTGTCTTTGAAAACGTGCCGGGTATCCTCAGCAGCGGTGACTGCGGTAGCGATTTTGCCGGATTCCTATCGCTCCTGTGCGGATGGGAAGTCAAGCCTCCCAAAGACGGCTGGAGAAAATGCGGAATCGTCACCAACGCGCCCGGATGTTTCGGGGTGGCGTGGCGAATACTTGACGCTCAATATACCAGAGTTCCCGAATTTCCAAGGGCGATCCCGCAGCGACGGCGACGTCTCATCCTTGTCGGACATCTTGATAACTGGCTCTATCCCGCCAAAGTATTATTTGACGGCGAAATGTGCGGTGGGGATACTCCGCCGCGCCGAACGAAGAGGGAAAGACTTGCCGCCGATCCTGAAAGCGGCATTGATTCGGCAAAGTCAATCCGGATGCGGTGCGGAAGGCCCGGTAGCGGAAAAGGCGCACTCATCGGAGACAACCTGAGCCACACTCTCGCAACCGGCAACGATCAGACGATTATCTGTATTCCGAAAGAGCAGGAATGTTTTGACATCCGGCAAGTGGAAATTCATGAAAAGGAAATCGCGCCGACGCTGATTGCCACCGATTACAAGGGCGGCAAAGCCATCTCTTTCTATCCGCAGCGCAAAGCCGAAAGCATGGTTCCGCTGGAAGAGTGTTCCAATACGCTCGTCAACGGAACATGTCCGGGACATCAGAATGCGGTCTGCTTTGAGAATCACGGCAACGACAGCCGGATCAAGGAATCACCTGGCGTTTCACCTACGATTACAAGCCGGGCTGGAACTGGCGGAGGAAATCTTCCGCTGGTCATGGCCGATGAAACGGACGTCTGCCCGACTCTCGAAACCAACCTGTTTAATAAGAACACCTTTCAGGATTGCGAAAAGTTCGTTATCGAGGGACGAAACGAAGAGCCGATTGGCTTCATCAAGAATGACGCGGGAGGCGAACAGCAGGGATATTGGACGGGTGCGTTTCCGACTATCCGAAGTCAGGTCATTCCGGCAGTCGCAATCGCGGAAAACGTGATTGGACGGCAGGTTGAAAATGGCGGCAACGGAATCGGCGCGAAAGAGGAAGTCGCCTACACTCAAAACTGCACCGGTGTCATGGGCGTCTGTCAGAATGCCACCGTCCGGCGACTGCTCCCCGTTGAATGCGAAAGACTGATGGGGTTCCCCGACAATCATACACGCATCCCATGGAAAGGCAAGCCGGAAGATGAATGCCCGGACGCTCCAAGATACAAAGCCTGTGGCAACAGTATGTGCGTCAACGTGATGGCGTGGATCGGACACCGCATCGAAGAAGCGGAGAAATATTTTGCAAGTTACTCTAACTTGAACAAGGAGAACTATGTCGGAAACAACTGAAAATCTTGACGAGAGCATTCGCAAAAATGCTGCCGGTCCGAAGTCCGCCGAAGTGGACGGGCAGAAGGTCGAACAGCATTCCCTGACCGACCAGATCGCGGCGGACGAATATCTCGCCAAAAAGAAAGTGATGCGGGGACGTGGGACGGGACTCAAAATCACGCCGATGCATCATTCGGGAGCGTAACATGTTTGAACGATTGAAAACGATGTTCCGAACCCGGATGCCGCCGGACGCTCATTTCCACCGGACGGTCACAGCGCGATTTGATGCGGCGCAGACCACCAAGGACAACGTGCGTCATTGGGCAATGGCGGATTATCTCTCCGCCGACCAGGAGGCGAGACCGGAGGTTCGTAAAATCCTCCGCCAGCGTTCCCGGTATGAAATCGCCAACAACAGTTACGCCAAGGGATTGGTGCAGATGCTGGCGAACGACACCATCGGCACTGGACCGCGATTGCAGGTTCTGGCCGAGAATGAAGAATTCAACGACGATATCGAAACGGAATTTGCGCTTTGGGCTGAAGCGGTGAAACTGCCGCAGAAACTGCGAATGATGCGGATCAGCCGATGTCAGGACGGCGAGGCATTCGCCGTAATGGCGACGAATCCGAAGGTGCGCCATCCCGTTAAAATGGACGTGATGCTCATTGAAGCCGACCGCGTTTCCGGTGAACTGCGGTGGCTGGAGGACGATACCGCCGTAGACGGCATCACCTACGATGTATGGGGCAATCCGGTGGACTACCGGATTCTCAAATACCATCCGGGCGATGTGAAATACGCCACTGGCGAGGATGCGTTTCACGTTCCGGCGGAATACATGCTTCATATTTTCCGCCCGGACAGACCGGAACTGCATCGAGGCGTGCCTGAACTTTCGGCAGCATTGCCATTGTTTGCACAACTCCGCAGATACAACCTTGCGGTCTTGAGCGCAGCAGAAGCCGCCGCTGATTTTGCCGCGATTTTGTACACTGATGCTCCGCCGGACGGAGAAGCTGCAAATGTGCCGCCCATGGATGCGCTTGAGTTGGAACGGAATATGATGCTGACCGTTCCCGCCGGATGGAAAATGGCGCAGCTGGACGCTAAACAGCCGACCGCGAATCATGGAGAGTTTGTGAAAATCATTCTCTCCGAAATTGCCCGGTGCGCCGTATCAACCTACGGCTCGGTGTCTGGTGATTTCAGCGGACACAACTATGCCTCCGGGCGGCTGGACAACCAGCTGTACCACAAGAGCATTCTGGTGGATCGCTCGTTTTGGGAGACGGAAGTTCTAAACCACATTTTCGATATGTGGTATCAGGAATACTCCTTCACGAACGGCAATCCGGCAGAACGGAGGACACCGCGTCACACGTGGTTCTGGGATGGATTTGTTCACGTTGATCCGACAAAGGAGGCGACGGCGCAGCAAATCCGGCTGGAAAACAACACCACAACGCTGGCTGCGGAATGTGCCAAGGACGGACGCGACTATATGTCGGTTCTGCGGCAGAGAGCCAAGGAAATCAAATTGATGCGCGAACTGGAAATTCCGATTGCGAACGACCAGCCCGTGCAGGAAACGCAACCCGAACCGGATGACGGTTCAGAACCAGAGGATGGAAAGAAAGATGAGTGATTTTACGCTCATAGAAGCGGCGAACGGTGCAAAACCGAAAGTTGCCGGACTCGCTTACGGCGGCGGAAAGATGAATCTGCCGGGATGGAAATTTCCTGTGGTGGTCGACCTCGCCGGGATGAGTATTCCCGAAAATGTGCCGCTTCTGACAAACCATGAAAACAAGACCGACGCCCGTGTCGGCATGGTGACGGCAAGCGTCAAAAACGCTTCACTGGAAATCGCCGGAGAAATCGTCTCCGACAGCAAAGACGCGCAGGATATTGTGGCGCAGTCCAAAGCCGGAGCGGACTGGCAGCTCTCCATTGGAGCGGATGTCCGCGAATGCGAACTGGTGAAAGGTTCGCGGGAGGTGAACGGCCAGCAGATTGACGGACCGTTTTACCACGTCAAAAAATCCGTGCTGAGGGAAGTCTCCGTTGTGGCGGTGGGAGCGGACGCCTCAACAAAAATGAAAGTCACCGCCCAGTTTAATTTGAAAAATCTCAAACCCATTCAAGGAGAAGTTATGACCGAGGAAAACAAGAATCTGACCGCCGGAGCCGCCGATGCCGAACTGGAAAAGCATGATGAACCGCAGGGTACGCCGGAAGTGCAGGCAAAGGCTGAAGTCGATGTTGCGGCGACCGCCAATGACGCGACCGTGAACGCGGTGAAAGCCGAGCGCGAACGTGTTGGCGCGATTCAGTCGATTTGCAACGGGGAATTCCCGGAAATCGAAAAAGAGGCGGTGAGCGCCGGATGGACTCCCGAAGTCACCACGAAAAAGGTGCTGGAAACCATTCGCGCCGAACGTCCGTCCGCCAGCGTCCATGTGAGCGTGAAAGCGCGTCCCGAAGGTGGCGAAATGCGGAAAACCATTGAGGCGGCGATGTGCCTTCGCTGCGGCGTGAGTGCCGACATGCTGGAGAAATCATATGGAGCGCAGACTGTTGAAGCCGGTATGGCGGACATGGATATGCCGCTTCGCCAGCTCCTGATCGAGTGTATGAAAATGGACGGCATCCCCTACAGCCGCGGATTCGACAACGAGACCATCCGCGCCGCTTTCAGTTCCGTTTCGCTTCCCAGCATCCTGTCGAATGTCGCCAACAAGAAGTTGCTGCAGTCCTATGAAGCCCAGCCGGTCATTGCGACGAAGCTGTGTTCCACCGGAGACCTCAACGACTTCAAGGAGAATGACCGCTTCCGCCTGACCGATGTGGGAGACCTGCTTCCGGTCGCTGCCGATGGAGAAATCAAGGACGGCGGACTGGTGGAAGAATCCGCGAAAAATCAGCTGGACACCTACGGCAAGAAATTTTGCCTGACCCGGAAGATGATCATCAACGACGATCTGGGCGCATTCATGAAAGTTCCGACCGCCATGGGCAACCGCGCGGCGCGTCTCATTGACCAGCTGTTTTTCAGCCGTCTTTTGAAGAATCCGACGCAGATTGACGGAAAGGCTTTGTTCCACAGCGGCCACAAAAATCTGCTGACCGGAGCAACCAGTGCGCTTTCCGCCGATTCCATCAAAAAGGCGATTCAGCTCTTCCTTGACCAGGTGGACGCGGACGGCCAGCCGATTTCGGTGGAACCGCGCTATCTGCTCGTGCCTACCGCCCTCAAGCATCTCGCCATCGAACTGACGCAGGGAGCGACTCTCATCATGGCGGGAGGTTCGGACAATGTTGTCCGTCCGTCGCTGAATGTCATCGCGGATGAAAATCTGCAGGTGGTTTCCAGCCCGTATCTTGCCAACAGCGCATACGAGGGCAACTCCAACGCCGCCTGGTATCTCTTCGGAGCGCCGGGACAGGTGGACACGTTCGAGGTGGGATATTTGAACGGGAAACGCACTCCGACCGTTGAACGCGGCGAGACCGATTTCAATACGCTGGGCATGTGGTTCCGCGTTTATTTCGACCTTGGAGTGAGAGAGCAGGATCATCGCGGCATGGTCAAAGCCAACGGTTCCGCCAACTGATTTTAACCTCAAATTCAAGGAGTTTTTCTTATGATCGCTCGATTTGTACAGGATGGCAAAGCCATCGACTACCGTCCGTCCGAAGCCGTTGCAGCCGGAACTGTTATTGTTCAGGGGAATCTGATTGGAATCGCCCGGCTGGATATCGCCGCCAACACGCTCGGTTCGCTTGCCGTGGTTGGAGTTTTTGACGCGCCCAAGGCAACCGGCGCAATCACTGTCGGCGCTGCCGTTTACTGGGACGCCACCAATTCCAAGGTCACCACGACCGCGACGGACAACCCGTATCTCGGCAAGGCGATTCTCGCCGCCGAGTCTGCCGATGAAAGTGTGCGTTTTCTTCTCAACGCGCCTTACACCGCGACCGTCACCGGCGAATAACCGTTGGGGATGATTGAACAGGCGGCGGAATGGCTGGAATATCAACGGCGTAAAGAGCTTTCCGTTCCGGCGGAGTATGTCCGCCGGGACGGGACGCGCATTGAAGTCAATGTGACGCTGGGAAAAACGCTGTTCCGTGCCGAAGACCAGTACGGCGTGACCATCCGCACCGAGAGCTGTGATTTTCTGATTGCGGCTTCGGAGCTGGAAAACGATCCCGAACGAGGAGATGCCATCGTCTATAACGGATGCCGTTATGAGGCGCTTGCGCCCAACGGCGAACCGGTGTGGCGATGGTCGGGAACGTATCACTGGACACGGCGGATTCACACCAAGGAAATCGGAGGCGAATAATGGCAGATATTGAAATTCCCAATCACCGCGACCTCTGGGAGGCTGTGAATCAGTCAAGACTTGAGCTTGCTGAATTGAAGGGCATGGTCAAAATGCACTTTGAAGACAAGCAGCACCATTATCCGCCGTGCAAACCTGCCGCCGACATGCAGAAAACGATGATGTCGGCATTGGGGGCGGCGCTGATTGCGCTGCTGGCAGCCATCGGAAACATCGTGATGGAATTTGTGCGGAGGTGAAAAATGTCGGAAGTATTGAATGTGGCGGAAGCGGTTGCCGCCGAACTTTCGGAATATGGCGCGGAGGTGTCCTTTTTCCCGGAATTTGAATTGCGGGATTTGGACGATATGCGCGTGGTGGTCGTGCCGCTTTCCACCGAATACAAGACGCTCTCCCGTGCCGCCCACGAGGAACTGCCGAAAGTTCAGATCGGCGTTTTGAAACGCTGCGACGAGGACGGGCTGGACGATATGCTCCGGTTCGTCGAGGAATTGGGGCTTGGCTTTTTGAACAGGAAACTCGCCGGAGCGACCTGTGTCTGCGTCGCTTACAATCCCATCTACAGCCCGGAACACTTGAGGGAACGCGGCCAGTTCACCAGCGTGATTGAACTTACATTCAAACTGGTGAAAGCGTGACCGGAACGAAAGTCCGGGTTGAATTTGATGACGAAGCGGTAAAAAAAGCGGTTCAAAAAAGCGGTGTGAAATCGCTCCGTTCGGCAGGAGCTTATACCCGGAAAGCGGCACGGAACGCGGTTTCGCGTTCCGGCAAATCTTCGTCACCGGGAACGCCGCCGCATACCCGGCGCGGATTGCTCAAACGGTCGATTCTCTTCGGCGTTGAAAAACACCGCATGACAGTGGTCATCGGTCCGGCGAAATCCCTGATTGGAATTTCCATGACGGCGCATGAATTCGGCGGCATGTACCGCAGACGCAAATACCCGAAAAGAGCGCTCATGGGACCGACGCTTGTGAAAGTTTTTCCGCAGTTGCCGAAGCTGTGGAAAGACAGTGTAAAACCATAAAAATCAAGGAGTTTTTCTTATGGCAATTGTACTTGGCCTCGATGCAAAACTGCTTCGGGGAACCGCCGGATCGACCGGCGCGACCGAGGTTACCAACGTCAAGGATTTGACGCTCAACCTCGAATCCGGCGACGCCGATGTGACCACCCGTGCAACGCAGGGATGGAAAGCGTCCGTGGCGACGCTGAAAGAAGCGAGTTTGGAGTTTGGGATGCTTTACGACACCGAAGATGCGGACTTTACCGCGTTTCAAACGGCGTATTTTTCCAACACTCCGCTGGCTCTCTTTGTGACGGACGGCGACGGTCACGGCCTTGATGCCGACTGGTCCATCACCGGGTTCTCGGTGGAACAGCCGCTCGAAGAGGCGATGAGTGTTTCCGTGACGGCGAAGCCGACCGCATCCACCCGTGCGCCGAGCTGGACGTAAACCTCTCTTTAAAAGGAATAAGATTTCATGAAAAGTTTTACCGATAACGCCGGACGGCTTTGGACACTCGCGGTGAATGTCGCGGCGATCAAACGCGTCCGGGCGATTTGCGATGTGGATTTGAATTCCATCGTCGAACTGGATGCGAAAAACAATCCCACCGCGAAACTCTTGGAGCGGCTCTCGACCGATCCGGTTCTCTTGGTGGACGTGCTGTACGCCGTCTGCAAGCCCGAAGCCGATGCGAAAAACATTTCCGACGAGGAATTCGGAGCGGCGATGGCCGGGGACGCCGTCGATCATGCGACGAGCGCTTTACTGGATGAAATCATTGATTTTTTCCCGGAGGCGAAACGGAGGGCGTTTCAAAAGATCCTGTCCGCGACGCGCCGTTTCGAGAGCCTTGCCCGGGAAAAAATGGAAAGTCTGCTGGCGGACGGGAAATTCGAAGACAAACTGGTCTCCGAACTGGAACGGTTGACCGGCTTGTCGGCGAGTGTGCCGGAATCTGTGGAGTAAATCCCGATTCCTTCACCTTGCGCGAACTGGTGCTGATGGCCGAGGGGCGCGGCAAAATGGAGTGGGCGCAGACCTCATGCCTTATGGCTTTGGTTGTGAACATCCTGCGCGATCCCAAGAAAGGGAAATCCGCCAAGCCCGCCGACTTCAATCCTTATTTCCAGCGGAAAAATCCGGTTCAGAAAGTGACGATGAAAGAACTGAAAACGATGCTGAACGGCAATCGTCAAAAAGTCGTTCGCGGAGAACGTATTGCCCGTCCGTTCTGCACAATAAAAAGCGAAAATTAGGCAGAAAGGATTTTTTTATGGGCAGAAACTTTCCGAAGAGAGGTGGTGAAATATGGCGGGAGCAAGCGGTAATGTAAAGGCCGGCCGGGCGTTTGTCGAGATCATGCTCGATCAGACCAAGCTGGAGCGCGGTCTTAAACAGGCGCAGACGAAAATCAGGAATTTTGGCAACACTCTCACGACCGCCGGGAAAAGCATGGTGACGGTGGCAACCATCGCCGCCGCTCCGTTTGCCTTTGCCACCAAGACCTTTGCGGATTTCGACGATCAAATGCGGATGGTCAAGGCGGTCACCGGCGCGACCGAAACGGAATTCAAATCTCTGACTGCTGTTGCGGAAAAGCTGGGACGCGAAACATCGTTCACGGCAAAACAGGTTGCGGACGGCATGACCGCCATGGGGCGCATGGGTTTCAACGCCAAAGAGATCGAAGCGGCGATTCCGGCGGTTCTGAATCTCTCCAGAGCGACCGGGACGGACTTGGCGGAAGCCGCAGAAATTGCTGCCAACAACATGCGCGTGTTCGGCATCGAAAGTTCCAAGATGGCTGATGTTTCGGATATTCTGACCGCCACCGCAAACGGTTCGGCGCAGACGCTGACCGATTTGGCGGAGGGCTTGAAGATGGCAGGTCCGCAGGCCGCCGCCGCGAAAGACAATATTGTCAATGTCTCCGGCGCACTGGGCGTGCTGGCAAACATGGGCATCAAGGGCAGTCTCGCCGGAACGGCATTGCGGAAAGCGTATTCGCAGTTTGCGAAAACGGATATTCAGGACAAGCTGAAAGCCATCGGGATTGCCACCGTCGACGCGAATGGGAATCTGCGTTCGATGCCGGACATTATGGCGGACATTGCAAAAGCCATGGCGACGATGCCGACCGCCAAACGATTAGGTTTCGCGGAAGAGATTTTCGACCTGCGCGGCTCTCTCGCCGGATTGCAGCTGGGCGGCAACATCGACCAGTTGAACGCTTTCATTGCAAAATTGAAATCGGTCAACGGAGTGGCGGCACAGACCGCGCTGGAAATGGACAAGGGTATCGGCGGAGCGTTCCGCAGATTCATGTCCGCCGTCGAAGGTGTGCAGATTGCCATCGGACGGATTATCGGCGATGCCATTGCGCCCTACATGGATAAGATTTCGCAGATGCTCAACCGCATGGCCGAATGGTGCGCCGCGCATAAAGAGGTCATCATCATGGCGGTGAAAGTCATTGCCGGAGTCGCGGCGCTCGGTGCGGCATTGATTGTCGCCGGAGTCGCCGTCAAGGCGATGGCGCTTGCGGTCGGCGGTCTCTGCATGGTGTTTACGATTCTGAAAGTGGTGGTGCTTGCGCCCATTGCCGCTGTGAAAGCGTTGATGGCAGCGTTCGCTTTGCTGAAAACCGTTCTCATCGGCGTAAAGATTGTGGCACTGGCCACATGGGCGGCGATTTCGAGTCCGGCGTTCATCGTTGCGGCGGCGCTGGGAGTGCTGGTCGCGGCGGTGTGGAAACTCACCGGAGCATGGGATATGTGCGCCGACGGGGTGCGCGGTCTTGCCGCCGATTTCGGGACGGCGTTCAAAGCCATCGGCGAAGTGGTCGGGCAGACGTGGGAGGTCATCAAGATCGCGCTTTCCTCCGGCGATCTTGCCGGGGCGGCGAAAGTCGGGCTGGCGGCCTTGAAAGTGGTCTGGCTGACCGGGCTTTTCCCGTTGAAAAAGGCATGGTTCGAGCTGAAAAACTTCCTCGATGATTCGTGGACAATTACCGTTTATTCCATCCTCAAACTGGCCAACAATCTGTGGTACGGTTTGCTGATGGGGTTGAAACAGATTGGTGACGCGATGCAGGATGCCTGGAGTTTTATCTGGGACGGGATTGTGACCACCTTTGAAAAGACGGTTTTGGAACTGCAAAAGGCGTGGATTCGCACCAAAGGGCTGTTTGATTCCGACGAGGAAGTCAATGCTCAAATCGCCGTGGTTGAGAAAGAATATTCCGACCGCAAATCGGCGCGTGAGCAGAAATCCGCCGATGCGGTGAACCGCCGTGAATCCGAGCGGAAAGCTCTCGGCGATGAATGGGATTCCTCCAATAAATCCATTGACGACGCGATGAATCAGGAAATCATGGAGAACCAGCAGGCCTACCGGGACGCGCTCGGAGGAGCGGCGGCGGAAATCGAGGTGGCGAGAGGCCAGTGGCAAAGTGCCATGGACGAAGTCAAAAAACGCGCCGCCGAAAAAGCCGCTCAAGTCGATGCCGCCAAAGAGAAAACCGCCGCGGCCGCCGAAAACACCAAGGAAGCCGAAGCGAAGGTTTCCGGGGTGACCGGTGACAAGGCGATGGGGAGCTGGTCGGCGGAGGAGCTGGGCGATATGCTCGGCGGCGGCAACGCACAGGAGCGCACGGCGAAAGCCACCGAGGAATCGGTGAAACAGCAGAAGGAAACCAACAAGCACCTGAAAAAACTGGAGACGGGTTCTTCAGGCGGAACAACCACATACGGAGACTGATATGTCGAAAGTCGAGCAGAGTTACAGCGCCCATTCCAAGGCGATCAATAAAAATGGAAAATTCACTTCGGCGGAGATCCCGTATGTGGCGTTTGAAGTCGCGGACGAGAACGAGGCATTAACCGCCGTCCTCGCCGCCGCTCCGGCCACCTGCGGCGATCTGCCGCTGGATTCGGTGGAAATCGATTCCAGAGAAAACGACACCACGTTCAAGGTCAACGCCGTTTACAAAACGGAAACCAGTTCGTCCGATGACGATGATGACGATGATCCCGAACCGACCGTGAGCTTTGACTGCGGAGGCGGCTCGAAGCACATGACGCACAGTCTGAAGCAAACCAAGGCGTTCGGCACGAAGGATGCCGGAGGCGCAATCGGCTGGAACGGCAAATCCGGTTCGGAAATGGAGATTGCCGGAGTGGACATTCCGACGGCGCAATTGCGTGAAACCTACACCCGGATTATGAAACTTTCCCGGATCAGCACCAGTTTCAAACGGAACGTGGCGGCACTCGTCGGCAAAGTCAATTCCGGGAGTTTCAAAGGCTGGTCGGCGGGCGAAGTGATGTTCCTCGGAATGTCGTATTCCTGCCCGGACAAAAAGTCAACGAAAGTTACTGTAACTTTCAACTTTGCCATTCAACCGAACGAATCGGGTGCGAAAATCGGGACGAAAAGCGTCTCGAAAAAGGGCTTTGAATACGTCTGGGCTTTGAGCAAAACCTCCGCAGAAAGCGGTGTTCCCAAGGCGGAAGTCGAAGCCATCTATGTCGATCAAGTTTGCGAATACGCCAGTTTCGGCGCACTGGGATTGTGAGGTGAAATATGGGCTTTTTCCCGGATGTCAGCAAGGGGCAGAAATTCACGCCCAGCGCCATGCTTTCCAACAACGTCCGGCACATCGTGAATTCCCTCAACGGTTTTCAGAGCCGGGGGATTCTCGGAGCCGGATCGGGTGTTGTCCGCATTCAAGTTTACAATGCCGGATCGGGTGAAATCGCCGCCGGGACTGCGGTTAATTTTTCGGAAAACGGTTCACTTTGCGGCGACGTCATTCCCTGCGAACCGTTGAAAAACGCGGCGAAACCATGGGGTGTCACCGTGCTGAAACTTGCGGCAAAAGAGATGGGGGACTGCGTTTTGAGCGGTCCGGCAACGGTATCGCTTTCGGGTTCGGGCGATTACGCCCAGCCAAGCACGAGCAGTCCGGCGACTTTCACTCGCGGCGCAACCGGCGCACCGGTGATTTTTTCCTCCGGCGGCAAAGGCGTGATTCTCCTCGGCGCAATCTCGCAGGATATTTATGACGGACCGTTTGCGCTCTCATACGATACCGAATCGAAAAAACTGAAAGTGAGTACCGGATATTTGAACCGCAACGGCGAGTGGCTGGATGTCGCGGCAAAGGAACTGTCGCCGGCGGCGGGAACGGTCTGCGTCTGCACGACGCTCGGCGGCGATGGCAACTGGACAACGCCGGAAGTCAAGATTTCCACGCCGGGACAGTACGCCTATCCGATTGGAAGTTGCAAGGTTTCCGGTGAATCGGTGACGGCTTGCTCGTTCCGTGTCCCGGTCGCGATTTTTGTGGTTTCCGATCTTTGCTCAACCACGAATTGAGGTGAATTATGGCCGATGAAGAAACACCACCTTCGATTTTGTGGAAGGACAAGAAAACGAAGAAACTCATCAAAAAGAAGAAAAACGGGCGGCTGATTGTCTGCTGGGTGTGTCCCTGCTGCAAGCCGCGCGTGATTGCCAGTAAAATCACCAATGCGAACACCGGGCCGAAAACTTGGAATTTGCGTCCGTATCAGAGCGACAAAATCGGTCTGCCCGGACACCGCTGGCGCATCCGGGATGTGGGCGAAAGCCATCACAACAATCCCGACGCATCCTGTTCCGGGACAATCTACAGCAACGGTTCAATCGACGGCAACGGCAAGCTGACCGGACTGCCGGATGAATTTGTTTCCGGGTATGGGTACAACGGCTACATGGAATTACAGCAGGGATGCGTCCGCGATGACGGCAGCATCGAATGGCCGTGTCCCAACGGATAAAATTTATGGAGGAAAAATGTTTGATTTCAACGATTCACGCTATACGCACATGCCGTTCGCCGCCGTGGACGCGGACGGCAACTCAAAAGAGTTTTGCTGCATTCAGAATAACGGCCTGTGGAAATTGTATTACTTTACCGGGCGGAAATGGAAACGGCTCAAGACCGGACTTCCGGCGGACGCGACCGAATGCGGCCCAACCGCCGAATTTGAGGACGGCGTCTGGAAAATCTCCTTTATCGCCGGAGGCTGGGAGGGTGACCGGAGACTTCGCCTTTACCGGATGTACGGTCTCAATTCCGAACCGATGGTGCAGGAATTCGCCGATGTCGGATTTGTCCGCAAAGATCATGTGGTTTATGCCGGACGGCGCGGTCCGGTTACGATTGTCGAACCGGGACGTACCGTCACCTTGACTTTGCACGGCGTGGAATTTCTCTACCGCGTTTCCTACGATCCGTTCCAGCCGAACCGTTTGCTCATTTCCGGACAGTATCTCGACGGCACGATTTTCTCCTGGGCGTATCAGCCGGGAATGAAGATTTTAAAACATGTCATTGCGGACGGCGTTCCTGCTTATAAATGCGCGTTTTACGGCGGCGACTGTTATTATGCCAAACGCGAAAACGGCTTTGAGGAACGGCACATTGTCCGGGCGTCCGATCTCCGGCTGGTCGATTTGAACGCGGAACAATTCATCACCGAAACCGAGGAATCGACTTATTCACGGTCGGAGAATGTGGAGTTTGAATGAGTTGCAACTGCCACGGAAAATCGGGCGTGTCCGTCACGCGGACTTCGCCGTTCGACCAATGCTCCGCCTGTGCGAAAAAGCATGTGGTGAAAGCATGGAACTTGTTCAACGAATTCACTTACGCCGACGATAACCGGGACGTGATTTCAGGTCAGCTCCGGCTGGCCGCCGACCACCTCATGTACGATCACCGGGACGCCGCCTTAAAAGCGCGTGATTTGGCAATCCTCATTGAGGAGAACCGGGATTCGGAAATCGGCAGCGGCTGGAATGAACTTCTTTCCGACGTTCGCACGGCATTCAACGGCGATCATCCGGAAATTACGGAACGGCTGAAACAACTCATACTGGAGACATAATGCAAAATACCATATTTTATGTGGCGGCGAATGAAACATTGGGCGTGGTCAAGGATTACGCCAATGCGAAGACCGCCACACCGCCAACTCTGGTGCGCGGCGTCGAGGCCTGTCTCAAAATGCGTCTCTTTGCGAACCGCGACGGGACGGAGCCTTATCCCTTGACCTCATTTTTGAACATCGTTTCGTGGCAATGGGCGATGGACAACGATTTCAACGAATCCACCAGCTACAAGCTCGTCGGCGACAATGCCAATATCACGGTTCACAGCGTCACGGAAACCGTCGATGATGAAGAAATTGTTTATACCGAAGTCACCATTCCGATGCCCGATATGAACACGGCGGAACTTGCCGCATGGCTCGGAATTGAGAAAAGCAAATCCGGTCTGCACGGCGAACTGGTGGGATTCGACGCCGATGCCAAACAGGTTTTTATCGTTCAGATTGAAAACTTCACGGTGCGAAACCGCATTACCAGCATCGGCGATCCGACTCCGATAGATCCCGATTATCTGACGGCGGCGCAGGTCAATGCGCTGATCGCGGCGGGAATCACCGTTCAGTATTCAGTGGACGGTTCGACGCTCTGGCACAGTGTCCAGACCGCCGCCGACCGCTTTATCCGTGTACGCTCCGCCAACAGCGCCGATGCGGTATGGAGCGATACCATCGGACTGGTGGCCGGACCGCAGGGCAATTCCGGTGCGGATGCTTTTTGCTATGTCGCGTATGCCAGTGACAGCATTGGAACGGGATTCAGCCTCACGCCGACCAACGGACTGAAATTCCGGGCGGAGATCCATTCCGATACCGAAATTCCGAGTCCAACGGCGGAAGATTTTGCCGATGCCGTCTGGGTGAAATACATCGGCGATGACGGCACGGGCGTTGGCGATATGGTGAAAAGCGTTTACGACGCCAACAACGACGGAAAGGTCAATTCGGCGGACGAAGCCGATCATGCGGATGCCGCCGATGCCGTTCCGTGGAGCGGGGTAACGGGCAAACCGTCAACCTTCACGCCAGCGGCGCATGAGCATGCGATGGCGGATATTTCCAATCCGGGATATCAGAAAGTGTATTCGGCCTCCAATCCGAAAACGCTCTATCTTGACAGCCCGGTTCTGCGGAACACCAGTTCAAATTCCAGCGGCACGATTGAACTGGAATTCACCGCGATTCAGACCAGAAGCGGCGGCACGGCGTATTCCGTCCCGGACGGCATTCTGCTGACGTGGGAATATCATGTCCTCTGCACGGCGACGGTGACGGGCGTTTCGGTAGGCAGCGTCAACTGCTCCATGGTCGGAATCAACATCCCGGAAACGCTGGAGCTGGTAAATTCCAACAGTACCTATCACGTTTTTGTGATTCGCGCCCTCTACAAATCTGGCGCAGTGAACAACGTCCGGTATCAGGCCAATTACGCCTATTCCTATGAGGCGTAACCATGCTCATCCCTTATCAATATAATAAGATGGCCGCCGGGGCAACGGTCGTTGACCCGAACCGGGCGGTTTACGGAACGCGCGGCGTGTTCACGTTTTTGCGGAACGGTTCGTGCAATCAAAGCTGCATGACCATGCAGGGGCGGTATCTCGTTTCCAGCAACGTCAGCCGGATGGAGGTATCCTCGGCTGGCGTGGCCGTCCGTACCACTGTCAATTACGGCGGAAGCATTTTCGTCCAGAACGGCGGTACGGTTTCCAGCTCCATTGTCAACAGCAACGGGAATATACAGGTTTCCAGCGGCGGCGTGGCAAAGGATACGGAACTCAATTTTCAAGGCCAGTTGTATGTGAGTCCGGGCGGTTCGGCAAACGGCGGAAAAATCCATTCCTACGGAAGATGCTACGTCTATTCCAACGCCTCGGTTTGCGGATTTCACGTTTCCTACGGCGGCGGCCTTTACGGACAGGGGACGAGCGTCACTTTCGACAGCACGGTCGTTTCCAGTGGAGCGGATTTCAACGCCGGGCAATCCTCCGGCGTACAGGTGTTGCACACCACCATCGTGCCGAACGCGAGTTTTTGGTGTTACAATGGAATGAATGTTACGCACACCACCGTGATGAGCAACGCGATTTTATACGTCTCAAGCGGCGGCAAATGTTACGATGTCACTGTGGGGTCTGGCGGCAGGGTCAATCACGGCGTATGGGGGCATGATTCGGAAACGGTGGTGACCGGCTCGAATCAGTTCGGGAGTTTCTATCTTTCCAATGGCACGGCCTGTAATTATGTGCTTGCCGGGGGCATGGATCAGCAACTCTATTACTATGCTTCGGCGCTCAGCACGGTTATGAGTTCCGGCGGCAGTCAGTTTGTTTCGTTCGGAGCAGCGGCGCAGTACAACACGATTTTCAGCAACGCCTACCAGCGGATTTTTTCCAGCGGACGCGCACTGGACACCGTGGTCAACAGCTACGGCAGTCAGTTCGCGGACTTCTACGGCACAGCGATCCGCACTACGGTTCGCAGTTCCGGCTGGCTTTACGTCACCAATTTCGGACGCGCGATCAGCACCACCATTGAACAGGGCGGATCGTGTTACTGCTCCTACGGCGGACAGATGACTTCGACGCTCATATCCGGCTGGCAGATGTTTTCCAATGGATGCGGCGGAACGCATGTGACGGTGGCGAATACGAGCGCATGGTGTTATCTGCGCTACGCCTGTTCCGGGCGTGATTTCAACGTTTCGTCGGGCGGCAATCTCCATATTTCGCAAAACTGCGAAGTGGACATTGTCAACGTTTCAGACGGCGGACGGCTGGAAGTCTATTCCATGTGCCAGCTCTCCAACGTGAGCATCGGGAGCTGTTCGGTGAATATGGGAAACTACTGCGGATTCACTTCGACCACCATCGGCAACGGTGCGCGGATGTGGGGATCGAATTTCTGCGACTGGCAGGGCTTCACCCTCGGCGACAGCGCGTATGCCAGCATCTACTACACATGCGGCATGACCGATGTTTCGGCAGGAACGAGCGCATATTTGTATCTCTCGCAAAACTGTTCGGCAACAAATTTGAATATCGCGGACGGCGGCACGGCGTGGATTTGCAATTCCTGCAACATTGCCAATGTGACGCTGGGCTTGGGCGCATCGCTCACCGCATCTTATTTCACCGATATGGAGAACGTCCAGCTCTCCAGCGGCGCGGTGATGTGGATGCACTCAAGTCAATGCCATGCAACGAATGTGGCGGTCTCGGAGGGCGGGAGTTTCTATCTTTCAAGATACAATTACGCGACCAGCGTCACGGTCGATTCCGGCGGCATGTTCTATGTGGCAAGCGGGGCTTCGGCTTTTGCCGTCACCAGTTCCGCCGGAGCAAATATCACAGTCGAAACAGGAGGATATATCGAATATGTCTGATTTCAGTATTAAATGCGAACCGGTGGCGGATACGCCGCTTCCGGTTCAATCCGGGCCGCCGAAAGAGCCGACCTTTGTCCTGCCGCCAACAGAGCCGACACTGGATGCGGCTGACGGCATTCGCTTCGATTTCAACAACGGGCTTCGAATAAAATTCCCGGACAAGGGCGAACACCGCTGTGTTTTCAAGGATTTGGACACGGACTGCCTGTTGTATTCCATGGACGTGAAGCCTGGATGCACGGTCGAATCGGTGAAGAAGTTTTACATCCGTTTCCGGCTCGAAATTTACCGCAAGGATGTTTTGAGAGAGCCGATTTTTACCCATGATCTTGACCTCTCCGGCAAAGAAGTTTTGATACAACTGCCAATCGGTGCGCTGGGTGACACCATTGCCTGGTTCTCTTTCGTCGAGCGGTTTCAGAAAAAGCACGGATGCAAATTGTTCTGCTCCATGGAGCCGCGCCTTGCGGAAATCTTCAAGGCGCAGTATCCCGATATTTCCTTCATCGGCAAAGAGGACGCGGCAAAACTAAAGCCGTATGCCACTTACAATCTGGGTTTGTTCTTCGGCGGCGACACTGACCATCAACCATTCGATTTTCGGCAGATCGGCTTGCACCGGACAGCTGGAAAGATTCTCGGCATTGATGATTTATCCGATATGCCGCCGCGCGTTGATCTGACTGCCGAGCGAAAAATCAAAGAAAAGTATGTCGTAATCGCGGCACAGGCGTCGAGCCAGTGCAAATACTGGAACAACCCTTCCGGCTGGCGTGAAGTAGTGGCCTACCTGAAATCGCAGGGCTATCGCGTCCTCTGCGTCGACCGCATGGCCGAATACGGTACGGACTACACGTGGAACCACATTCCCTACGGCGCGGAGGATTTCACCGGCGACCGACCTTTGCAGGAACGGATCGATCTCATCAAGGACGCCGACATGTTCCTCGGCCTCTCGTCCGGACTTTCCTGGCTGGCATGGTGCTGCCGGGTTCCGGTGATCCTGCTTTCGGGCTTTACCGATCCGGTGAACGAGTTCGAAACGCCGTACCGCGTCCAGAACGCGACCGTCTGCCACGGCTGCTGGAACGACACGCGCTGCGACTTCAACCACTTCGATTTCCTGTGGTGTCCCCGAAAAAAGGAGGCTCGCGACAAATTCGAATGTACCAAGTCGATCACGCCCAAGATGATGATCGATCAAATCAAGAAACTTCAACCTCAAAAAGCGGGAGAATTATGAACGCAACCTTTGTCCAGCGTGGCGAGGCGGTGGATTTCACTTCGTCGCGCAATCTGGAAGCCGGGGAGATCCTCCGGTTCGGGGCGCTGCTCGGCGTCGTCAAAACCACCGTGAGAGCCGGAGAGCTTGGCGCGCTGCATCTCGGCGGGATCTACGATGTCGAGAAATCGGCCGGGGCAATCGCCGCCGGAAGCAGGGTCTTCTGGAATGAACCGGAAAAACAGGCAACCGCCGACAGTCCCGGCAACTTTTTCCTCGGCGTCGCCGCGGCGCACTCTTCGGAGAACGCCGCCAAAGTCAGAATCATTTTGAATTTCGGCCACCCGGATGGTGCGGACGGAGGTTCGTCCGACAGCGTCCAGTGGCAAACCATCAACTGAAAAGGATTTTCTTATGAGCCAAGTCTTGTTTTACGCCGTCACCGCCGCGCAGTATGCCGCCATTTCGACCAAGAATCCCAACGCCCTCTACTTCATCACCGATGGCAACCGGATCTACAAGGGCGCGGTTCCCTACACCCACCCGGTCGAGGAAGTGACGGAATTTCCCGCCGCCGGCGAGGTCGGAACGCTCTACATCCACAAAACCACCTACGAGGCGAAGGTCTGGGAGGGTTCGGCATGGAGCACCGTTTCGCTGCCGGTCATCACCGCCATCGGAGCAAGCCCGACCAATACCCAGCTTCCTACCGCGCAGGCCGTCAAAAACTATGTAGACGCCGAAATCGTCAACGTCAATTCCGGCATCTCCGGCGCGATTACCAATGTCGGCTACGAGGCGGCCTCCAAGTCGCTCTCGGTCCAGAAGGGCGCGGGCGAAGCGGTGGTCACCGCACTCACGGGCCTGTTCGACGGCGTGTCCTACAACGGCGCAACCGGCGTCCTGAGCTTCACCGCCAACGGCGGCGCTCCGGTCTCGGTGAATCTCCCGGTCGAGCAGTTTCTCTCCGCTGCCACTTATGACGATGACACCCATGTCCTCTCCCTCACGCTGAACGATGACACCAAGTTCGACGTCAACCTCGCCGATCTGGTCGACGCCTACTCGGGCGAGGCCTCCGACACCGCCACCGTCACCGTGTCAGGCGGGAAGATTTCCGCCTCGGTCAAGGTATCCGCCACGGAAGGCAACATCCTTTCGGCCAGAGAGGACGGAGTCTACGCCTCGCTTGAATGGCAGTCGCTGTAAGGAGAGCAGGTCATGCCCGCATTCATGCCGAAAACGGCGTTCCGGGCGCAGATCGATTCCAGTCCGGTCAGAAACGGCCAGCTGATCATCGCCGTCGATACCGGCGAGGTCTTTTTTGACTTCAATGACCGCCGCATCGCTCTTCTCCAGGGCGAAGGCGGCGGTCAGGTTTCCTCAGGGGCGGAGGCGACGGACTACGCCGTCGTCAATGCCGCCCTGTTACGGTCGCCGTCTCTCTCCGGCGGAGGTGTTGGACACGGACTGATCAATGCGCCAGAAGTGACAATCCCCGATTCCAATACGGACTCGGTCATCAATTATCCCATTGTTTGACATGGAGGTGTTATGTTTTTTTCCAATATCGATTTTTCAGTGAAGTACCTTGATCCGTCCGCTGCGTCCAACGGCGACGGCGCGTCGCCAGCAACCCCGCTGAACGCGTTCCCATCCGCCATGGACGATCTGGGCGACAATACCGTCTGGATCATCCGCCGGACCGCCGAGGCTTCCTCGGCTCTTCTGCCGCGCGGAGCCACCGAGACCGTCCGGAATATCCTGCTGATCGGAATGCCGAAACCGGGCGACAGGGCGTGGACGATGGTTCCGCAGGCCGCCCGGGACGCCTGGGGCGCGGACGAGGCGGAATATGCCAACATCAAAGCCGATACCGGCAGCGAGCCGTGGGGCGAGGAATTCTCCTTCTGCCTCTCCGCCGGAAAGACTTTCATGCTCCACCGCGTCTATCTGTTCCGCGACAACACTCCGGCCTACACCCCGATCCTGAAATTTCCCGCTTCGGATTACACGGCGGAGATTTCCATTGAGAACTGCAAATTCGGCTGCAAAGGCGTCGACCTGGACAACCCCGCATTTGCGGATGCGACGGCCACCGGATGCTGCCAGCTCTATCTCCACGTCAACACGGCCCACGTGTTCGCCATGCACGGCTGCATCGTCAACATCGTGAATTCCAATGAAGGCTATGGCTATTACGGCGACACCGCCAATTCAATCAATGTCAACAATGCCAATTATTTTGCCGTTTCAGACATTGACGTCTACACGACCACCAGCCAGTATGGCGGTGACTACGGGCCGGGAGGCGGGACAGCGCTGAATTTTTCCAACGGTAGCTGGGGAGGCGCATTCTCCGATTACCAGAATTTGCGGTTTCACATTCTTGTCGCCGGTACATGGGGCTATATCCCGTCGCTGTTCTATTCCGCCGTCAACGATTACTGCGTCCTGCGCAACGTTTCGGCCGGCATAGATCGGCAGCTCGGCACAGGGGCGCCGACCATGTACTGCCTGGCGCAGGCCATGATCCGCAGCCATGGAAGCCGGGAGTTTCTGATTGAGAACATCACCGTCACTCTTCCAAAATGCTGGCGCGTGACCGAAAGCGGACGGGCAGTCTCGATTAGCGGATTCGCCAACAGCGCCATTCCAGGCCACAGCAAGTCCGTCAAAAACATCGCCATCGGCATGGCCGAAACCGACGGCGTCGATTCCGAGGGGAACGGCAACTATTATGACTGGGTGAAATACGGCACGGGCGACCTCGGGCAGTATCCCCTTTGCGCCGCTCTGGAGCTTTCTTTCACCGAACGCGCCTATGCCGAAGGCGCGTGGGAGCCGGTGGCGGCAAGCAACATCGCAGTCAACCATCCGCATGGCGTGGCACTGTACGCTTTCGGTTGCCAGATTCGCGACTGCAACCTTAAGGGAGCCGTCAAGTTGCGCCGGTGCGTCGCCGACATCGGTTCGGTTGAAACCTACTATCCCGGCTATGCGATCTTCGCCGGGGAAGCCACCACCCTCCGGGTCGGAACGCTCTCCCTCGGCAAGGCCAATGCCGCGGTGACCGGCGGCGCGGATGATCCGGCAGTCGGCTCGCGATATAGCGATTCCTCCTTCATCTATGTTGAAACGGCCAACGGCGCGCTCAAAAGCAATATCGGGGAAATCGCGACCAATGTGTGGAACAGCTACAACTTCATCTGCGGGAACGAAATCGACACTGGCCATTACACCTGCCGGAGCTGCAACTACATCTGCGATACCTGGAACGTCCGCCGGACCGGCGGCGCGCCCGCTGTATGGAAGTTCATGAGTTCCGCCAACGGGTCGGGCGGCATGAGTCTCGGCCGCGCGCCGTTCAAGGGAATCCAGATAACGCCGGAGACGACGGGGCCGCATACGCTCACTATGCATGTCGCGGCCAAGGGGCTGACTTCCCTCGATGACCTGAATCGCCATCTGCTGGTGCAGGTCACCGTCCCGCAAGCCGGCGGAACGGGCAAAGTCTTGTTCAGTTCCACCCACGGCCAGTGGCTGGATGATGCCGACGCCGAATGGGTCAACGACTCCGAGATGGAGCAGCGCAAGATCGTCATCCCGCTGAATATCACTGAGTCCGGCGCATTGGACGTAAAAATTCACTATCAGCTCTATTCCGCGTCCGGATACGTCTATATCGATCCGGCCATTGAGCTTGCCGCCATCGCAGGATAAAACATGGGAGATCATATGAACCGTCTCAAGGAAATCAGCGAGCTGAAGCGCCGCGCCGATGAGTTTCGGCTGGAGAACCGTGAAATCATCGGCAAATACACGCTGTCGGAACTCTGCTCCATATACAACGGCATCGGCCCGGATTCGTTCCCGGAGTGGCTGCGCGACGTCATTAGTTCGCTCCATCCGAGCCTCGCGGTCGTCGCGTTCATCCACGACATCGAATGGCACGAGAGCGACGGATCGGAGGAGAAGTTCGCCGAATCGAACAACCGCTTCAAAACCAACGGATACAGGCTCGCCAAGGCCGGATACGGCTGGTGGAATCCGCTGCGCTACATCGTGATGAACCAGGCGCGGCGCTTCGGCAACCTCTGTCAACTCTTCGGCTGGTCAGCGTGGACGAGTCCCTGCGAATGCGCCGTGTGTCAGAAAAAACGTAAATCGGAAGGAAAGTGAAATCATGAAAAATCTGTTTCTCGTCGGGGTGGCTGTTTGCGCCGCCGTAATTCTTGCGGGCTGTGGACACAACGCAATCCAGTATGGCGACGGCATCGGTTTCGATGCCGGAGTCAATCCCGAAAACTACACCGCGTCCTTCAATCTCCGTTACGGCAAAATCCTGTCGGCGGTGACGCGTGACAATGTGGAAATTGAAGTGACCGGCAAAACCGATGCCAACGGCGCAAGCGGCACGGAGAAATCCGGCAATGCCGCCGTGAGTACGGACGGCACGCTTAAAATCAAAATCGGTCGGCAGATCAACGGAGCCGCCGTCGATCTCGTGAAAGCCGGTGCGGACGCCGACAAGGTGGTTGATGCTCTGACCAAGGCGGACGCCGCGACTCCCGCGACCAAATAACCCATGCCCGGAGGCAGTGCTTTTTTGCCCTGTTTCCGGGCTTTTTCTTTTATCGATATATCTTGCGTTTATGTTCGATAACTCATTGGCTATTAAGGCACTGGAACGCTTAATTAAGAACCGTGGACGATAGAGTGTCAGAACCGAAACATAATCAAGGAGATATGCAAAATGACAACCCTCGAAGCACAGCCGGACTGGAAGCGCATGGACATCCAGAAGCAAATCAATGAAATGCTAATCGACATCGACCAGTGGATGCAGCAGACCGCTGATGACCGCCCCGGATACACCTCGCGGATGACAAGCGAACGCGCACGGCTCATCCGAATCGAGAATGCACTGAAATATGCGAGGGACTGCAAATAACCGCCAACCTACGCCGAGGGCGAAAGCCCTTGGCTCAACCGGAGCAAAAGATGAAAATATATACCGTGATCAATGACGAAACCGATTACCGCGAGGATTTCCACTCTCTGACGGCGGCAAAACAGGCAATGCGCGAACATAATGCCCAAGGGTTCATCACGAAAGTATGGAGCAACGGCGATTGGGAACCAGCCGGAGAAATCACGCTCAAGGGATCGAATAAAACGTTCATCACCAACACGCGTCAGCAAAAGAAAAATTATTGATAGGAGCAAATTATGCGTGGAATCAAAATTAATCCGACCGACCGTACCATCGAAGAAGTCGATGTGCCGAATCCCAACAACTCCCTGCAAGGGTTGTACGACATCATCGGATGCGACCTTGTCCAGCTCATCGAATTGGATCGCGGCATTATCCTTGTGTGCGACGAAGAGGGTAAACTCAAGCCGATTACCGGCGCATTCACCTTCTTCGGCAACGAGGACTTGGTCATCGCCGGAATAGCACTTGTGCTTGGCGGCAACGCCAACCGCTTCGGAAAGCTGCACGAGGGTATCGCCAGCTTTGAGAAAATCGTCGAATGGGTTAATCCGGCGGACGTGCCGGAACCTAAATTCACCTTCATCCCACTCACCAATGAAAGGATTTGAAAATGCCCGACCACTTCTTCACCACGAAATTCTGCGACAGATGCCACTCTTCCCTCGACGGGAAATCACGGCAGATGTCACGCTTCAACACCGATTGCCTCTGTCCAGCATGCACGGCGGAGGAACAGGTGCATCCCGACTATCGCAAAGCCGTCGATGCCGAAATGAATGCCGTCCGGCACGGCGACCATAACTTTCCGGGCATCGGATGGCCGGGTAAAGACGGGAGGGTAAAATGAGCCAAATCAGAGTATGCAAGCGATGCTGCAAGGCCGTCACAACCACCAGAACGCCGGATTATTCCTATGCCTGTCCGGAGCATGACGAGGATTTGTATGAGTTTGAAACGGAACTGGCCGATACGGCAACCCTTCCTACACCCTATACGAACGTCACCGTTGCCCTCATAAATACGGATGGCAATGCCTTCGCCCTGCTGGGGAAAGTCCGGCAGGCGTTGCGTCGGGCAAAATACGATACCGCCTTTATTGAGCAATTCACGCACGATGCCATGGCAGGAAATTACGATGAATTGCTCCAATGCATCATGCGGTATGTAAACGTAGAATAACCGATAAATATTCCGAATCCGACTTGACAGCGCTGGACATTCACGCTGTCATTTCTTTTATCGATATATCTTGCTATTATGTTAGATAACTTATTGGCTATTAACGCACTGGAACGCTTAATTAACAGCAGAGCGACAGAATAGGAACTAACCATAAGGAGCCTAAAATGAACATCGAAATCGACATTCTCGGAACGGAATACGCCCTCAACACATGGACGCTTGGCAGAGCCACGGTAGGCGGCAAAACTTACAAAATCCTGCTGGTGCGGTTCGACGAGCCAAGCCAGTACGGAATCCGCCAAGGACGCATCAGCAAGGTCTGGGTGGCCGAGGCCGGACACGAACCGATCATCAACTTCGACCGTGGCTGGGACGTGCGTCCGAAAAACGCCGAAGCCAAAGCCCTGCTTGCCGCCATCACCGAGAAATTCAACTGAAAGAAAACTACCATGCAGACTGAAATCAAAACCCTCGTCGACCATCCCGAAACTCTCCGCGAAATCCTCAAACTCAAACAGCTGGACGGCCTCATCCGCAAGGTCACTGCCGTCTGGGGACAGACCATCACCATGCGCTACCGCGTCAGCGATGGACGCTCCGAGGCTCGGTTCGACGCCGAATCCGAGCAAGACCTCGTCGGATCGTCCGGCATCTTCGCCAAGGTGCTGACCAAATGCAAAATCGACACATTCAACTCCTGCCTGACCTATACGCCGGAAGGCGGCTACAAAGTATGGTTCACGCTCCATTTAAGCTATCAGCACTTCAACGGCGGCTCAAATGGCATGGGGATCGCCAGCTTCTGGTTCGAAAACGGCAAATGGACGATAAGCGATTACAAAGACGAAAACGAGGAGAAATAATCATGGGAACACCCTGCACAATCGGAATTAAAATGGTGAACGGCAGCGTTCGCGCGATTCGATGCAATTATGACGGTTACATCGCCGGAGCTGGCGCAATCCTCGGCGGTTGGTACACGGATGCAGCCAAGGTCGAAGCCCTGCTTGCCCTCGGCGAACTGTCGCAACTGGCTGAAGAATTGGCCGCCTGCGTCGCCTATTATCGTGACCGCCACGAGCCGATGCGGTCGGCAAAGCGGTTTGCCAGCGTCGAGGACTATCAGCGAACCGCCAAAGGCGAAATGTCCGCCGACTACCTGTATCTTTACGATAACGGACGCTGGTCGGTCTACGGCCTCTACCACGAGCCGGATTGGATTCGTGTTGAAGTCAGGAAAGATGCAAAAATCTTGTGATACATCACTCGCTTTACGCTCGGACAGGAGCTTAATTATACACGCCCGCCAGAGGTTCACAGGACGCAAGCAGAGCCACAAGCTCCACCTGCCGCTCCCCATCCCGCCAGCCGACCGAGATTCAGAAATAGTCGGCATTTTTTGTAATTCGCTTTGTTTTTGCTAACACAAGGTTTGCTTTTTTAGGAAATGAGTATATATTATATATATTGGGTTTTTAGAGACAATTAACCGAGGTGCAATCAATATGAAAGTCAGTTACAACAAGCTGTGGAAGCTGCTGATCGACCGAAAAATGAAGCGGGTCGAGATGCGCGAGGCCGCCGATATCAGTTCTTTCACATTGGCAAAACTCGGCAAGGATGAGTGCGTTTCCATGCGGGTTTTGGTTCGTATATGCGAAGCTTTGCATTGCAATATTGGCGACATTGTGGACGTTTTTCCCGATGATGGTGAAGAAAATGCAAAAACATTTTGATCGCGGCATTCGCAGGGCCAATAAATGTCCACTTGCATGGGTTACTTTAGTAGCTATTGAGAACAATTTACCCTCTGGGGAGAACAAATAAGAATGAACAAACAGCAACTTGCCGCGAAGATTTGGGAATCGGCCAATAAATTGCGTTCGAAGATTGAGGCCAACGAGTACAAAGATTACATTCTTGGCTTCATCTTTTACAAATACCTTTCCGATAGTGAGCTGAAATTCGCACGGGAAAATAATTTTTCCGAGGAGGATATTGAGGCGCTTGACGAGACCGATGCAGAAACGATGAATTATATCCGGGAAAATATCGGCTACTTTATTGCTTACAAGGATTTGTTTTCCACCTGGTTGAAGATAGGACGGGACTTTGATGTATCCAATGTTCGCGACGCGCTTTCGGCGTTCAGCCGTCTCATCAACACTTCGCACAAGAAAGTATTCAGCGGGATTTTCAAAACGCTGGAAACGGGATTAAGCAAGCTGGGCGAAAATTCCGCTTCCCAGACGAAGGCCATCAGTTCATTACTTCAATTGATAAAAGATGTTCCGATGGACGGGCGGCAGGATTATGATGTACTTGGATTCATTTATGAATACTTGATTGGCATGTTCGCCGCCAACGCTGGGAAAAAGGCCGGTGAATTTTATACGCCGCACGAAGTATCTCTGCTGATGTCGGAAATTGTCGCCAATCATTTGAGAAACCGCAATGAGATTAAAATTTACGACCCGACCAGCGGTTCCGGTTCGTTGCTTATCAATATCGGTCGTTCCGTTGCCCGGTATATGCATGAGCCGGACAGAATCAAATACTATGCACAGGAGCTGAAAGAGAATACGTACAACCTCACTCGAATGAATCTGGTCATGCGAGGCATCTTGCCGGATAACATTGTAACCCGAAACGGCGACACGTTGGAAGACGACTGGCCGTTTTTTGATGAGAGCGATCCCGCAGGAACCTATGATCCGTTGTATGTCGATGCGGTGGTCTCCAATCCTCCGTATTCCCAGCATTGGGAACCGGACAACAAAGAACACGACGCGCGTTTTTCCAACTTTGGAGTCGCGCCGAAATCCAAGGCGGATTATGCCTTTCTGCTCCATGATCTCTATCACCTCAAGCCGGATGGCATTATGACGATTGTTCTGCCGCACGGCGTTCTTTTTAGAGGTGATGCGGAGGGGCAGATTCGCAAACAACTTTTGGAACTCAATCACATTGACGCGATTATCGGTCTGCCCGCGAACATTTTCTTCGGGACGGGCATCCCGACCATTATTATGGTATTGAAAAAGAATCGTCCGAATACCGATGTGATGATTATCGATGCCTCCAACGGCTATGCCAAGGTGGGGAAAAGCAACCAACTTCGCGCCTCGGACATCCGGCGGATTGCCGACACCGTGGTCGGGCGTATTTCCACGCCCGGATATTCCCGCACGGTGAGTTTGGATGAAATCCGGAAGAACGATTACAATCTGAATATTCCCCGCTACATCGACAACAGCACCGGTGCGGAACATTGGGATGTTCATGCACTTATGTTCGGCGGCATTCCAGAAAGTGAAATCGACGAACTGAATTTTTATTGGTCGGCGTTGCCCGGTCTCCGGGAAGCCCTGTTTACCCGCAACGGACACTACGCTCAATTGGCGACAGACGATATTGAAACAGTGTTCAATGCTCATACCGCAATTCAAAGTTTTAAGCAATGTTTTTCCAACGCGTTCGCCGGACTGACCGACTATTTAAAAGGCGAATTACTGGACCGGATGACAGAGCTGGTGATTCCGCACGAGGAAACCGCCCTCAGCGCGGATATTTTTACCCGGCTTGCGTCAATCCCGCTGATCGATAAATACGAAGCCTATCAGCTTCTGGATGACGAATGGGACAAAATTGCCGTCGATTTGGAAATCATCCAAACCGAGGGAATTGAAGCCGCGAAAAAAGTCGATCCCAATATGGTTCTTAAGAAAAAGGATGGTAAAGACGAGGAAATCCAAGACGGCTGGGTCGGACGCATTATGCCATTTGCACTGATCCAGAAAACCTTGCTCCCGGATGATCTGAATGCACTGGTAAAAAAAGAAAACGAACTGGCTGAGGCGGTTTCCGACCATGAACAGCTTATCGAAGAATTGAGCGACGAGGATAAGAACGGCGACTTCTTCGATACGGAAAAGAACGATTTTTTAACGGCGGAAGTCAAAAAGGCCATTAAAGAGAAGTCGGAAGACCCGGAAGTCATCGCACTGCTCAAAAAAGCCGATGTCTTGCTCAATCTGGAAAAAGCTTTGAAAAAAACGATCAAGGCGGATACGCAGGCATTGCACATGAAAACGAAGGCGACAATTGAATCACTGACGCCGGAACAGGTGCAAATGCTTCTGGAAGCGAAGTGGATTCAACCGCTGGTGGAAAATCTGCATACACTGCCAACCCGGATTCTTGCCGAGTTGAATCAGAAGCTCAAGGCTCTTTCGCAAAAATATACCGAGACGCTGCCGGAAATGGAACGGCAAATTGACGATACCGAGACGGAACTCGCCGCCATGTTGGATCAGCTGACCGGCTCGGAGGATGATTTAAGCGGCCTTGCTGAATTAAAAAAACTGCTGGGAGGAAACTGATGATGGAATCCCGAATCGTTTATCACGGCAGTCAGCAAATTTTGGAACGACCGGAAATACGAACCACAAAATACAACAAGGATTTTGTCTGCGGATTTTATTGCACACTCTTGAAAGAACAGGCAATCCGGTGGGCTACACGTTATCCCGTAACCGGCTATGTCAATGAATTCATCTATAACGAGAACCCGGAACTGCACATCAAGCGTTTTGAGGTGATGACAGAAGAATGGCTTGACTTCATTGCCGCCTGTCGCAATGGCGAAAATCATGATTTTGATATTGTGGAAGGGCCGATGGCCAACGACACCATTTTCAACTACGTGCAGGACTTCGTCGATAAAAAGATTTCGAGAGAGGCGTTCTGGGCCTTGGCAAAGTTTAAGAAGCCTACGCATCAAATCAGTTTTCATACTCCGGCCGCCTTGTCCACTCTGACATTCAAAGGACATGAAATCCATGAAAATTGATGACAGTTCACTTTTTTTTACATGCAGTCTGCTTGAGCTGATCGGGCGAACGACTCGACAGAAACGCAATGCCGTTGTAAACACACTGGGGAAGAAAGTTATCGGCCATATTTACGCCAGCGCCGGAGTCCTCCATTGTGAACCGATTGCCAAGACTGCGGAAGTGTTTATTGATATGTGCAAAGTCCCGCATGGAGAATTCGACAATATCACCTCCTGCAAATACGATGTGCCGGATTACTGGACGATTGGAAAGGTTTACGCCCGGCTGATTGAGGATGTGGCGGTATCCGATGTGATTGACACCCTGTTCAAGGTATATAATTCCGCTGTCAGCGACATGATTTCCAATTACAACAGCGACTTTTTCTATCAGTCCAGAGATTATATCAAGGACTATTTCGTTTCCAATGACGATTCTGAGGGAACAAAACAGAAAAAGCCCGCCATCCGGTTCTCTGGATTTACTGACGCTTGGGAACAGCGTAGGCTGGGAGAATGGGCCGATAGATATGATAATTTGCGCATCCCCATTGCCGCGAATTTACGCATTCCTGGTCCAACTCCTTATTATGGAGCAAATGGAATACAAGACTATGTTTCTGGGCATACTCATGATGGAGAATTTGTCCTTGTTGCGGAAGATGGGGCGAATGATTTAAAAGATTACCCAGTGCAGTATGTTTGTGGTAAAATATGGGTAAATAACCATGCTCATGTTATCCAAGCGAAAAGTAAAATTGCATCCAACAAGTTTTTGAAATATGTCATTTCACAAACTGATATCGAACCATTTTTGGTGGGGGGCGGTCGTGCAAAATTGAACGCCGAAACTATGATGAATATAGAAATTATCGCCCCCGTAAATTTGAATGAGCAAATTGAAATAGGCGAGTTTTTTTGCGGTCTTGATCGTCTTATCACCCTTCATCAGCGTAAGCAGGTTGAAAAGACTTGTCGAGATCAACTGAGTCCCGATAACGACCGCATGACCAAATCTACGTCCTGA